TGTTCTAGTAGCTACACCCGTTAAACCAGTTACTTCATCAAATGAACCATTAATATATAAATTACCAGAAGAAGTCAATCTTTTTGCATATATAGGTGTCGTATATGTTACAACAATAATACCTTGTCTAGCACTACCACTTGTATCACCATTTTGATTTCCTTGTCCACCACCATAAAGACCACCAGAACCAGTTGTTGTAGGAGGACCACTGGTACTAGTACCAGCACCAGAACCACCACCCGGACCTGCAACCGCAGTAAATGTTGCAGTATGAGTACCAGATTGTGTGCCAGTTGTCGTAATAGCTGTTCCGTTAAGAGTAGCGGCTATACTAAACGTGGTAGTAGAAGTAACGCCGCCAGAAAAAATAGCAACAACATAATAAGTTGTACCTGCTGTAATACCTGTGGGAAGTGCACCAGTAGTAGAAAATACAACTTGTGTTCCAGATTGTGGAGCAGTTGTAACGGTAAATACACCTGGATTGGCAATACTAATAGTGGTTGTTTGAGATGTGGTGCTGGTTGCAGTCCAGTAAACACCTACGCCACCTTCTCCGCCTCGATAGTTGCTTCCTCCTGCACCACCGCCACCACCGCCGCCTCCAGCTCCTGTACCTCCAGGCGATTGAACGCCGCTACCAGCAGCACCAGTTGGTGATCCACCTCCCGTACCACCTACACTAGCAGTACCATTTGTACCACCATTGGCGCCACCGCCACCACCACCAGTACCATTATTTGATGGACCACCAGTACCACCAGCTCCATTTGGACCTGCTGCTCCACCACCGCCACCACCGCCTCCATTAACACCGCCAGTGCCTCCATCACCACCACTAAATGCAGAAGCTGAAGGAATACATGCAGATGCTTGGCCACCTAAACCACCTGTTGTGGTAGAACTATAGGAACCACCTTTTGCTAATAATCCAGTTGCAGAAGATGTTGGTGCAGAAGCTGCGGCTGTGTTTAACCAAGTATCACCACCATTAGAGGTAGGAGTTGCAGCACCCGTACCAATATTGATATTAACTACTTGTCCTGGAGTTAGATAAAAATTACTTAATTTAGTATATGCGCCACCGCCACCACCTGCACCACCAGATGGCCAAGCAGAGCCACTACCACCACCGCCACCGATAGCTTCTATAGTATTGTTTGAAAAATTAAAATCTAACGGAACAGTCCAAGTTGAACCGCTAGTAAGAAAAACAACTTTTGTTGCCATTAACCAAATACCGTATCGAGAGAATTGGTAGTTGTATTATAATATGTATACACCACACTTATGTTTGTGGTATTAGACCATCCCACACGACCTCCAACATAAACGTTATTTGCAACACCAATACCACCGGTTGTTGTAATAGCACCTGTTGTGGCATTTCCTGATGCAGTAACGTTAGTAAATGCATAAGAAGCAGCTGTATTGATTGTAGCAGAAGAACCGCTTGAACCTGCATATCCAACACCTGCAGAACCCACAAATCCAACTGATCCAGTAAAACCAACAGATCCAGTAAAACCAGCAGATCCAGTGAAACCGGTGTTTCCTCTTGAACCTACAAACCCAACAGACCCTAAAAACCCAACTGATCCAGTAAATCCAACTGATCCAGTAAATCCAGTTGTTCCAAATGATCCTGTATATCCAGTTGATCCAAAGGATCCAGTAAAACCAATAGAGCCTGTATACCCTATAGATCCTGTATAACCTAAGTTACCTTGCGATCCCACATAACCTGCAATTTGAGAAGAATAAACATAACCGTAAGAATAAAGACCAGCAGCTTTGGCATGTTGTAGAATTCTAGCATCTGATAATTGTGTATTATATGCTGCCATATGAGCAATAGCAAAACGTGATGTAGTATCAGTACCGTTATTACCAATTCTAATATAAGTTGTACTACCACCAGTAGGTTCGTTAGTATAACTAATGACATTTGTCTTTATACCATTTACATAATATGTTACTGTTTTTGCTGTACTATTTTTAACAAAAACAACATGGATAGGTTCACCTCTTTTAACTTGTACGTTTGAAGTAACGTCAACGTTAGTACCTGAACTATATTCCCAAAAATCAAAAAGTTCACCAGCTGTAGTTGCAAATAATGCAGCTTGCATGTTGGTAGCGGAAGTTTCACCAACATCCGTAATACTGAATACTCTATTAGCATTTGTACCATCGCTGGTTAATACCAATATAGCTTCTAACGTATGATCACCAGTATGTGGTACTCCAAAAATAGTATTAGCAACACTAGCATATGAAGATGTAGTAGCACAAAATGCAAACAAATCATTAGATGATGGTACAATCTTGGCAGAACCTAGAGTCCAGGTACCACTCAATGTTAGATTAATCCCCGATCCTAACGAACCATAGTTGGTAATTGTAGTACCAGAAGTTTCGTTGAACTTCCACCAAGCAAGAGGAGCATCAGCAGTAATTTCAGTATCAATAGTTGCAGCAGAATTAACGATGTATCCTGCAGAACCAGTATAACCTTGTGATCCGGTATATCCTATATCACCTTTAGAACCTACAAAACCAACAGATCCTGTATAACCAGTAGATCCAGTATAACCTAATGATCCAACATAACCAGTTACAGCAGTATTAACTTGCCACACCCCATAATTATTAGCCCAGAACCAATTCTGGCTACCATAGGAGTATATCTGATTATTTGTTGGATTACTAGGAAAATTAATTGCCATGTTATTTTTCTGTTATGAATACTCTAGTATTTATTAAGACGCTAATACTTGTGCAACTAATGTAGAAATTTCATTCTCAGGTAATTGAGCAACAATCGCTTCATATACTTTTACAGATTTGCTTCTTTCTAGTCTTTCTGTCGCAACAAGTGCTCTTACTCTATCTCTAAATTGATAGTCTGTGACATTTTGTTGAAGATCAGAAGGTACAGAATCAATAGGTGTGTTTTTATATGATGCAATAAGATCCGGCCAATCATCAGAAGGAAGTGATATTAAAATTGCTTCATAATTACCAATATTAACATCATAAGAATGAATTTCATTCTCACGTCCTACTAATGCTCTTGCAAGATTTAGTTTCTTATCGTTATCTGTAATTGAATAAAATTGTATAGTCATTTGTAGTTCTCCTGTATTAAAAAATTAAACTCTTCCCCAAGCAATTCCATTTCCGTTACCAGTAGGTAAAGTAGTTGGATTGGATATTTTTGTCCCATATCCTGTATTAGTACTCCATGGATATACAGTTATATAAGGTGAAGATGAATGTGCTACAGCTAAATATTGACCATTGGGATCAAATGCAACACTTTGACCAGCTCCAGCTGGAAGTGTTGTAGGATCTGAGTATCTAGTGCCAAATCCATTGTTATATGCATATGTAAAAACATATGGGGATTTGCCATTAGTTGATGCTGCTATAGCAGTTTCATCTGGTTTTAGAGAAACTTCAGTTATATCTTCACCCGGTGTCCCACCAGGTTGTGTTGGCATGCCACTCTGCTTACTTCCAAAACCCACACCAGAAACAAAATCCCATGCATTGTAATAAACAACTTCAGCATTTTGAGAAGAAGAAGTTCCTAAAATAACTGTTGTACCTGCTGCTGTAACTACAATAGATTGACCAGTAGGACCACTTGTGGATACTGGTGTACCAGGATTACTATATTTTGAACTAAAACCATTGTTCCATTGATAGGCTGTAATATAAGGAGATGTAGCATGCGCTGCAAACAAATCAGTACCATTATTGTTAAAGGTCACTCCGTTTACTGTACCTGCTGGCAATGATGTTGGATCAGAGTATCTAGTACCAAAACCATTAACAATATCAATTGGATAAGCTGATATAAACGGTGTAATTGCGTGACCCATTACTACTGTATTGCCTGATGGATTGAAAATTACTTTATTACCAGTACCTGCAGGAAGCGAGACTGGATTACTATATTTTGTACCAATTCCGCTACCGCTAAATGAATAAGCACTAATGAAGGGTGTAGAAGAATGCGCAGCTGCTAAAATTTTACCATTGGGAGCAAAACCTATTGAACTACTTAAGCTAGTAAGTAAAGTTGCAGGATCTGAAAGTTTAGCTCCAAATCCTAAAGAAGAAAAAGAATATATAGAAAAAAAAGGAGATGATGCATGAGCTACACCTACAAACAAGCTACCACTTCGTGGCCACAATGACGATGCATTGTAAGCAAACTGAGTTTTAATATTATATACCCCTGATGTAGTATTTAAACTAGAAGGATTATATTTGCCTACAACTCCACCGTTTTCTCTAGACATTACGATAAGATCTCATAGCTGACTAATGCAGTTAATTTATTGTTTGCAGAAGTACCAGCTTGAAGAGAATGTGTTTCTTCAAGATAAATCTGTGCTGACTTATCAAACAATACAAGAGTTGATTTTGCAGGAACTGTAATTTGATATGCAACTGGATATGCAACAGAACCATTATAATAATACATTGTTACATCATAACCTGTAGTACCATCAATATTAGAAACTACCACTGTGTTTATTTTATAAACTTGGTTTGTAGTTCCAGCTAATAGTGTAGTATTAGATCCTGCAGAATAAACAACGTTTGCAAGTAATGTCTTACCTGTACCTGTAGTTAAAGAAAGCAGATTAGGAGCTGCCATTATTAGTATCCTCCAAATATAATTGAATATCCAAATGATGTTTTAACTGCTGATGCTGCAGGTGAAGGTGATGCAGATACCCATTGCTGTGAATCACCATCATCATAGTATATATATAATGAACCTGTTTCAGTGTTCCACCAGAGATTTCCTGCAGATGGTGAAACTGGTACTGTTGCGGATACAGTTACTGATGAACCACCACCTCCTGATGAACCCGTATAACCGACAGAACCAGATGATCCTGTATAACCTACTGATCCAACATAACCTGAACCTGATGATCCTGTATAACCTGCACCAATAGAACCTGTATAACCTACTGAACCAATAGATCCAACATAACCAGTATCACCTTGTGATCCGGTATAACCAAACGAGCCTGTGTAGCCAGCAGTACCTTGTGAACCAGTATATCCTATGCTACCAAAAGATCCTGTATATCCTACAGAACCAGTATAACCCAATGACCCAACAGAACCTGCATATCCAACAGACCCCGTAAATCCAGTATTACCAAATGAACCTGTATACCCTAATGAACCAATTGATCCTGTGTAACCAGTAGTTCCTTTTGATCCTGCATAACCAATAACAGAAGACCAATATATTCCACCGGTTGAATTTGAAGATAATACTTGAGCATCTGTTCCTAAAGATTCTCCAGCATACAAATATTTTGTATAAATGGATGGCGTATCTAAAATACCGTTTTGAATACTACCAGCAACCGTTAATACTCCAGTTGATAAAGAAATATTATCTGCAGACATTAAAGGCGAACCAGATCTTGTTAGAAGTCCTGCATAACTTGAACCTCCACTAGCAGCATTATAATACCAAAATAGTTGTGTTTTTAAAGCAAGTAATTGTGTACCACTAATAAAAGCAAGTGCTTGTTGTGGTGCAGTAAAACCAACTACGCTGTAAATATTTCTTCCAGTTACAATTCTAAAATTAGAATATGTTGCATCACCGGTTAATTTAGACCATCCGCCAGTCCAAGTACCTGTTGCATCATATCCATTATAACCACCAATAGTATTAAGATTTTTAACAATTCCATTAATAGCAAAATAAGTTCCACCATTATAACCAATATAGGCCATATGATACCAAGTATCATTTTGAAGATTTAATCCTGTTACACTACCTGCACCACTATAACCATTATTGTAAAGTGATATAGTTGAAGTATTTGCACTCCATCCTAATGAATTAACACCAGTAGAACCATATGCATCTAATGTAGAAGATGTTGACAATGATGTAAATTTAACAAAAAATTCTACAGTATATCCGGTTCCAGTTGCACTATTAAGAGCAACAGTTGGAATAGTAACAGATTTAGGTGTTGATGAATCTAATGTTGTAGACCATGTTGAAAATGGTGTACTTAAATCGGAAGTAAAATAAACAGTTTGCATAGTAGCAATAGATGTACCAATTGATGTATTGGTTATTTGAGTATTAACTGTACTGTTACCAACAGTCAACCAACCAATACCAATGTCTATAGAATCAGCGACCATGCTATTGGCCACCAACGAAGTAGCAGTTAATGTATTGACTGCATTAGACCAATACATTCCGTTGCCGTTAGAAGTAAGAACACTTCCAGCTGCACCTTTAGAATTGTTAGCTGTAATTGTATTAGACCAATATATACCACCTGTTGAATTAGATGTTAATATGCTACCATTAGAACCAATAACATTATTAGCAACAATATATCTTGTATTAACATAAGTTGTTGATACGTTTGTGGAAGAAATTGTTGTATTAGTAGCAGTATTACCAATATTAATTTGATTTGTAATATTAATATTATTAGATGTTAATGTTTCTTGTGTAGTAATTGAATACCATTGAGTAGAATTTGCTGCATATTCAAGATCAGTTGTGTCTGTATTAAATCTAATGTAACCAGTTGCTGCTGGAGAAGGACGTTGAGCAGTTGTTCCCACAGGAACTTTAAATACTGAATTGTTACCAGATATAATTACATTGCCAGTGGCATTAATTACACTGACATTTGCTGTTGTTGTTCTTACAGAAGCATTTGTAATTACTGTATTGGTAGCAGTATTACCTATATTAATAGTATTAGTAATATTAATATTATTTGATGTAAGAGTCTCTTGAGTAGTGATAGAATACCATTGAGTGCTATTAGAAGCATATTCTAAATCTGTTGTATCAGTATTGAATCTAATATAGCCAGTAGTAGCATTAGCAGGACGCTGTGCTGTATTACCAACCGGAACTCTAAAATCTGTAAGTGAATATACAACGTTGGATGTGGTATTTGATACTCTAAAATAGTTATTTGATATAGTAGTATTGACAGTACTATTACCTATAGTAAGATAACCAACACCAATATTAATATAATCAGATGCAAGACTGTTTGCTGTAATAGTTGTTACGTTGACGTTAGCATATGTAACAGTAGTTGGAGTATTGGCCCAATATATTCCTGTTCCATTTGAAAATAACAGTTGGCCAGAATTTCCACCGGTGTTATTTGCAATTAATGATTGTGTTATTGTTACATTTGCTACCGATATAGATTGGCCATTAGAGAATGTGCTCGCAGCTGCAGAACCAGTATAACCAATACCAACAGAACCAGTGTAACCTGTCTGACCAATATCACCAGTTCTTGCAAAAGTGATAATTGTATTGGTACCATTAGTAAATGATGTTACACCACTCAACCATGAAACTGGAACATCAAAGTGATCAGTATCAGGAGCCAATGAACCTGTAATAGCAAACATTGCATAGTTAAGTACGTTAGCCGTATCTTTAATTGAGAAGTGGCCCTTGATAGAAGATGTTGAATCATCTATCGTCTGCAAGAAACTATAGCTATTTGAACCTAGGTTATCTAGATAATCAATAAACAAAGTAGTTGCATATGTGAAGTTTGTATTGTTGAAATTCACATAGCCATTTGCAGTTGATAAATGTGTGAGGCTAGTACTATACAAATAATCAAATGCAGCACCACCAAATGTACCAGCAGGACCTTGAGATCCAACATAACCAGTAGATCCTATCGATCCAGTAAAGCCTGTAGATCCTATCGATCCAGTAAAGCCTGTAGATCCAAGATATCCATCGTTACCATTTGTGCCATTAGTACCATTTGTACCATTTGTACCATTGGTTCCATTCGTTCCTGCAGATCCGGTAAATCCTGTTCCACCTATAGATCCAGTGTATCCAGTATTACCAAATGAACCAGTATATCCTGTTGATCCAATTGAACCTGTATATCCAGTGTTACCAAATGAACCAGTAAAACCAACACTACCTATGGATCCTGTGAACCCTGTGTTACCAAAAGAACCAGTGAAACCAGTAGGACCATAGCTACCTTGATCACCCTTTGATCCAGTATAACCCGTATTACCAAAAGATCCAGTATAACCGGTAGATCCAAATGATCCAGCATATCCAGTTCCACCAATTGAACCTGTAAATCCAACAGATCCTGCATATCCAACTGTAGTAGACCAATAAATTCCACCAGTTGAATTTGTAGAAAGAACTTGACTATCTGTTCCAAGAACACCATTAGCATAAAGTATTTTTACACCATTAATGGTACCTTTGTTTCCTGTAAAATTGATACCTGTTGTGTTTGCAATTAATGCATTGCCATATCTACCAAGTTGAATTGCTGTTCCGTTTGCAATTAAAATATTTTGGTCAGGGGCAAAACTATCTTCAAGATCGTATATAGTACTGCCACCTCCACCATTATACATGTCCTTTATATTTTTACCTAATACAAGCAAAGGACCTAAATTTTGAGTGTTATTTTTCCAATTAGAATAAATTACAAAATTGTTTTGTGTTATAGAAGAATTTGAACCACTGAACGTAATATTGTTTCCTAAAGCAATATTATTACCAACGGTTAAATCATGGTTAACATAATCAAAAGTAAAGTATGGCGATGCATTGGCAACACCACTTGCATTGTAAACAATTTGAGTATCAGAACCTGCAACAGGACCTACTGAACCAGTATAACCAATGTTTCCAAATGAACCAGTAAATCCTGTTGATCCAACAGATCCTGTAAATCCATTTGCACCTTGTATACCATCACGTCCAAAAGATCCTGTATATCCAGTTGATCCAAATGAACCTGTGTATCCGGTGTTACCAAATGATCCAGTGAACCCTGTGTTACCAAATGATCCGGTGTAACCTGTATTACCAAATGATCCGGTGTAACCTGTATTACCAAATGATCCGGTAAATCCAGTTGTTCCAAAAGATCCAGTATAACCTGTATTACCAAAAGATCCTGTGAACCCCGTGTTACCAAATGATCCGGTAAATCCAGTTGTTCCAAAAGATCCAGTATAACCTGTATTACCAAAAGATCCAGTAAACCCTGTTGATCCAGTGTCACCTTTTGATCCAGTGAAACCAGTTATTCCCTGATCACCTTTTGAACCAACATAACCTGAGTCACCTAAGGAACCTGTATATCCTACATTACCAATAGATCCTGTATATCCTACAGAACCTGAATAACCTGTATCCCCTTTAGATCCAACATAACCAGTAATACCTGATGTTAGAGCAAGAATTACTGTATGTGCACTAGCAAAATTAGTAGTTCCTGTTCCTGCGGACTTAATTAATGAAACAGGAATATCCCAAGTACTATTACCATTATTTGGGTATTGATTATAAGGTGTGCCAATTATAGACCACTCTTGGTAATTTGTACTATCGTTAGCATCTTGAATAACTATTGTTTGAGTATTTGCAAGCAATCCAAGAAAAATATCAACATCTACATTGTCTTTTGTTAAATGACTTATAAAAAGAGTATTTGAATTTATTTGTGTAGTGTTACTATATGCAATATTTCCATCGCCAACATATGTAATATATGATGATGTTCTAATTTGATAAGTAAAATAACTTGAGCTTAAACCTGTTGCACCTTGATCGCCTTTAGAGCCAACGTAACCAGTATTACCATAAGATCCAGTGAAACCTACAGACCCTGTAAATCCAACTGAACCGGTATAACCAGCATTACCAAATGATCCAGTGAAACCGGTAGATCCAAATGATCCAGTATAACCAGTATTACCAAATGATCCGGTAAAACCTGTAGATCCTAAATATCCATCAGCACCATTGGTTCCGTTTGTACCATTAGTGCCTGCAGATCCTGTAAATCCAGTATTACCAAATGAGCCAGTAAATCCTACAGAACCTGTGTAACCAGTATTACCAAATGATCCTGTAAATCCAGTATTACCAAATGAGCCAGTAAATCCAATTGAACCAGTATAACCAATATCACCAAAAGATCCAGTAAATCCTGTTACACCCAATGATCCAGTATAACCAGTATTACCAAAGGAACCGGCAAATCCGGTAGATCCCATTTGAGCAATCAATGTCCAGGAAGCATCGTTTGGTGGAATTGTATTGCCGTATACAGGATTTGTGCAAACATAAGTTGAACCATTATACGTAACAACATCATAGGGATAATAATATCCGTGTGTTGTTCCAGTCCATGTTCCCTGATATGTAAATCCTTGACCTAATGAACCAGTATAACCAGTAGATCCAAAAGATCCGGTGTAACCTGTATTACCAAATGACCCAGTATATCCATCTGCACCATTAGTACCATTATTTCCTCTAGAACCTGTAAATCCAATATCACCTTTTGATCCTGAATAACCAGTGTTTCCAATAGATCCAGAGTAACCAATAGATCCTGTGTAACCAGTTAAACTGGCAGCAGAATTCCAAAATACTCCATGGCCATTTGCTGTAAGTATTTGACCAGCTGTTCCAAAACTACCATTAGCACTTATACCAGTAAGGTAAACATTACCAACAGAAATGTCAGCATCAAAGTTTGCAGTACCAGTAACATTAATGTTGGTGATATTAGCAGAACTTATAATTGCATTATTGACAGTTGCTGTGTTGCTTGTGATAGATGTAGTAATATTAGCAGAAGTAATATTAGCAGTACCAGTAGTAATAGAAGTAGTAGTCTGTGAAACAGCAGAAATTTTCTTCCAAAGATTTAAAGAAGCATAATACTGATAAACATACCCCGCTTGGGTATATTGTTGACCATCATATGGACTACTAGGAAATGCCATTCTTTATTACCTATTATGCTGGAAGAAAATCATACCAAAAACTACCGCCACCATCTGTAACCCACATATAGGGTTTATTATCTGTTACATAATACCAGATGTCACCATATATAGGATTTGCAGGAGGCGTATCGCTATTAGTAAATGTTGTATGCCACATAGAAGCAGAACCATTAGATAACAAATGTTGACCATTTGATCCTATGGAACCGCCAGTTATAATTGCTCTTGTTGTGAGATTTCCGGAAACATTAACGTTTGTATTATTAGCACCAATCTCAAATATGAATGAACCATTACCGGAATATAAAATTCCATCGGCCATGTTGAGTGCTAATTCACCTGGATTTGGGAGGGTGGTCGTAGTGGCTGCACGTCCAGATACAGAGGTACGTTTAATTTGAATTAAATTATTAGCCTGTGCCATATGGCCCTCTTACAAATCCGGTATATACCGTATCAAAATTGCGAATCGTCTTTTTTATTCTTTACCCGTTGAAGAAAAGTATTTGAATTATCAGTATTTTCATTAACGGTATTAGATTCAACAATAGATTGTTCTTTATTTAAAGTTTCTTCTAATTGTTTTTCTAATTCTTGTATTCTTTTATTTAGCCCTTCGTTTGAACGTTCATAAAATGTTAACTGAGCTGACTGTAATATACTTGCTTTAGTCAGCTCAGTTACTGAGTTTATAAGTTTTTCTACATAGATATTAAAAATTTCTCCACTCATTATATATATTCCTTTCAAAACACCATAATAACAAAATACTTATATAGAATCAACTATTATTTTTTTAGAATGTACCGCCGTCTAATCCACCATAAATTAGTGAAGTTCCGCCAGCTGCTACTTGAAGTACTTGACCTTGTGTTCCAATACCTAATGTAGTAAGTGAACCACCGCCAGTACCTGTTAGTAAATCACCAGCACTATATGTATTGTATCCAGTACCACCAGAACCAGTAGCTAATGCTACATTCAATGTTAATGTATTTGATGCGATTGTATTAGCAGTAATTTCTACTTTATAAGTATTTGTACCAATAATTGATACACCGGTTGCATTAGAAACAAATGCTCCTGAATTCAACCATGCTTGCAATGTACCTTGTCTATATGATGCATCGCCAGTATCAATATAGTTAGTAAGTTCTGGGTTAGTATCAAGATTGTAAAAAATCTTGTAGACACCATCAGAAGAATCACGGAAGAAACCTGTGTGCTTATGATGAGCAGCATTGCCGTCTGTACCATAGTTACCAAAGAAACCAATATCAATAAGGTCAGTAAGTGTATTATTAGAACCTAATTGGATTAATGGATCAGTAACTGAGTATGATTCAACGTTTGAGTAAACTGCGTTACCAGTAATATGTAGATCACCACCAAGATATAAATCATGATAAATTGTAGCAACGTTAGCAATAAGATTAGTATTAACAGTCAATCCACCAGCTACAGTTATAATTGCATTTGTACCAGTTAGATGTACGTTACCAATGGAAACTTCTTTTGCGTATACTGTATTCCATGCTAAACTAGCAGAACCTAAATCATATGAATTGATAGCAGATGGAAGTATGGTAGTATCTACTTTACCATTAAAGTGTACTCTATCAGTTGAATCTGAACCTAATGCTGTATTACCATTAATAGTAACGTCATTAAATGTTACGTTATCAGTAGTGCCAACTGATTGACCAATGCTAACACCAGAACCACTAACAGTAACACCAGTACCTGCTTTAACTGTAATAGTAGGTGTGCTACCATGACTTGATGCAGAAAGAGTATCAATACCATTACCTGCTGTAATAGTAGCAACATAATTGCCGGATGTTCTTGTTGAAAGATCAAATGTCTGTGCATCTACATATGTTTTAGATTGGCTAATAGCATTAGCAAAAGCATTATCAGCTTTAATTGAAGCATTAGCAAAAGCAGTATCTGCATATCCACTTGCTGTAGAAAGAATTGTAGCAGCACTAGAACCATTTAATAAATTAGCATCTACACCAGTAATATACATACCATTACCAGAAATAACGCCAGTTGTAACGTTAACGTTAGCACCAGTAAATATAGTTTTAGAACCAGAGAATGTTAAGTTACCAGAAAGTGTTCTAGAATCTGTGTTCTGAACATATGTTGCAGGAATTGATGTATCAAGTGAGTTCCAGTATGCTTTACCAGTACCATCAGAAAACAACATCTGTCCAGCAGAACCAGAACTTCCGTTTGCAGTAAGCATTCCAGTAATAGTAACGTTACCAGCTTTAACTGAATTGATAAAACCAGTTGAGTTAGCAACAAGTGCTTGATTTGCAGTAAGAACACCTGGAGTTTGTCCACTAGCAATTTGTGTTACAATACCATAGTTACCAATGAATAACGCATTAGAAGAAGCTGACCAAGCTAATTCACCGTTTGCTAGTGAACCTGGTGCTGCTGTATTCTGTGCGCGTTTGATTTGAATTAAATTGGGTGATGTCGCAACCATATTTTCTCTCCTTTAAAGATTTATTCTTTTATTGTTATTATTATTTGTATTTATAAGAATTAAAAACTGCCACCATCCATTGAAGTATTGGATAATGCAGTATCTGCCAGAGTTAAAGGTACAACATAATATTTGTTTAAATCTGCCACATAAGTCAACACAGACCCATTAGCGGGTGTGTTGTTGTCTAAATTTTTAGCAACAACTTCTTCAAGACGATCTAATCTTGTGTTGGCCCAAAAAACAGAAGTACCATTAGAAGTTAATAATTGACCAGCAACACCATTAGAACTATTTGCTGTTACTGCGCCAGTTATTATTAAATTATTTGCTGTAATAGATTGACGATTCCAACGAGCACCGTCCCACATCCAGGTTCTACCCCCTGTAAATGTAGTATCACCAATTGAAGGAGTGTGTGGAAAATTCAACGCCATTTCTTAATATACACCATTTTTTTAATATTTATATACTTGGTTTTCATTAATATGACACCGATATCCAAACGGTATTACTAACATCTCCACAATTAATACTCAATATTCCATAATCTGAATCCAACCAATAGTAACCAGCAATTGCATTTGCTGGAGCAGTACTTCCTACAAAGATCGTATTTGCTGTTGCAGAACCACCACTAATAGCACCATCGACGTACGCTTTGGTTGCTCCATCAGTGTTATCGGTAGGAGTTGCAAGGTTTCTAAATGTTGTAGGCGTTGGAAACTGTACAATTGCTGACATGTTTTTATGCTACCGATGTTAGAACAGTTGGTGAGGTATAATTAGTGAAACCAAATACATCATATGCAACACCAGATATTGTCTGAGTTGTTGTTACAGCAGGAGTTGCATCTGCAGTAAATCCACTGACAGTAAATTGCCACTTTTTAGCTCCCCATGATACTGATTGAGGAGTTGCAACCCACAAGTAATTAGAAGCTGTACCAGAAGTTGTAACTTGTTGACCTGCATAGAATGTAGAACTAGAAATTCTACTGTATGTTGTAGGATCAAACGATGGAGCACTTCCACTTGAGTTAATAACATAAAATGCAGGATAATATTTTGATGCTCCAGTAATTGTAGCAGTTCTTGTTACACCCATATCTGTTTGAGTAGAAGGATTTACACCAGTACCTGTTGCTGTATATGACAATGTAATATTTTTAGTTCTATCAGCAACACTAGGACCAGTTCCTGATGTACTAGTACTTGTAGTAAACGATGTAGGAGCTCCACCATCATAAGAATATGTTGCAGTAGAAGAAACAATAGATCCAGTAATAGAACTCAAATTCCACGACCATGTTCCTGCTAAACTCCAATATGGAATTGGTGATGTATAAGAACCTGAAATACTTCCTACATTGAATAGTTGTGGTTGAGTATTATTTAATGTAGTAGAATTAGAACCTGACATTCTTGTTGTCGTACCTAATCTAGTATATGATAATCCAAATATAATTGATAAACTACTAGCCGTAAATGCTGATGATGTAATATTTGAACTATTAATTGTAAATGATGCTGTATTACCTGTTAAACTAGGTAGTGTTGGAATATTAGTACCATTAATGCTAATATAATCTCCTTCTTGTGTATTAAACACAGCACCAGATGATAATCTTATTTGCATGTATACATTGCTGGTAATTGGTGCATCTGCACCAGCTGAACCAGTATATCCTGAAACTGGACGGCCACCATAATATGTTGAATAAGCAAGTTTTGATGTGCTGCTGTTGTATGACCAATATCTGTTTTCCACAGTGAAAGAAAATACCGGTGTTTGTGATAATGTAAACACACCGCCAGGATAAGTTGTATTAGCATTATCTATTGATATACCAATAGCTGCTCCTGCAACCACAGTATCAATAGCTGATATTATCATTATTTGTGATGCGCCACCTGCTGCACCATCAGAACCTCGAGATCCGGTATAACCTCTATCACCAACATCACCAGTTCTAGCAAAAGTTACTATACTATCTGTATTGTCAACGAAAGAATTAGATCCACTAATCCAAGAAACAGGCACTTCAAAATAATTACCTGAATGACTATGATTGCCAACAATCGTAAACAATGCGAAATTATTTGTGTTAGCTTTTTCAGTAATAGTAAAATGACCCTTAATTGCTGAAGTAGAGTCATCTATTGTTTGTAAGAAATTATATACGTTTGCAGATAATGCATCTGAGAATGCAATATACATTGTATTAGCGGAAGCAGCAGTAAAATTCGTATTACTTATTCTAACATAACCTGCCGTAGGATCTTCATTTATAGTATTATTGCTATAATAATATTCAAACGCAGCACCACCAAATCCGCCTTGTATACCTTGTATACCTCGTGATCCAACATAACCAGAAGATCCTGTATATCCGAGATCTCCTTGAGATCCGGTATAACCTAAAGATCCATCGTAACCAGCACCTTGTGATCCAGTATATCCAATGTCGCCTTGAGATCCAGCATAACCTGTGGCAGAAGAACCAGTATAACCAACACCTCTAGAACCAGTATATCCTAAAGCGCCTCTTGATCCATCATAACCAGTTGAACCATCATAACCTGCGCCGGTAGATCCAGTATAACCCAAATCACCTTGAGAGCCCACATAACCAGTGTCGCCTTGCGATCCAGTATAGCCTGCACCTGTAGATCCAGTATAACCCAAATTACCTTGAGAACCTACATAACCAGCACCAGTAGATCCTGTGTAACCATCAGATCCTGTATAACCCAAAGATCCTGCATAACCAGTATCACCTTGTGATCCGGTATAACCTATAGAACCAGTATAACCCAATGAACCAGAATAACCAAGATCACCTCTAGATCCGACATATCCAGTGACACCTCTAGATCCGGTATAACCTATAGAACCATCATAACCGCTACCAGTAGGACCTTGAGAACCAACAGAACCAGCATAACCAGCAGCACCCTGATCACCTTGTCTTGCTAATGTTAATGCAGTAAGAGTATTATCAGCAATGGCCGTGGCAGTTCCAGCATCACCTGAAAGGAAAGATATAGGAACAGCAGCATAAGAACCATTATCTACTATTGAATCGATTATCATAAATGTGGCATAATTGAAATTATTGCCAGATGCTGATATCTTAAAGTGTCCTTTAATGCCGGACGTTGAACTATCGATAATTAATAATGTATTGAATACATATGTTAAATCTAGTGCATTTTTATTGATGTATAAAAATGATGAATTACTTAGACTTGTATTGCTAAATCTTAAAGTACCTGTACCTGGATTAGCATTTGTTGTATTAGCGCTTATGAAATATAGATAAGTAGTACCACCAAATGAACCTGGTGTACCTTCTGCACCTCTAGATCCAGTATAACCTGCTCCTGTAGAACCAGTATAACCAATAGATCCTGTATATCCTAAATCACCATAAGAACCCGTATAACCAATAACACCTTGAGATCCGGCGTATCCGATAGAACCAGTATAACCAATATTACCTAATGAACCAGTATAACCAATATTGCCTAAAGATCCAGTATAACCAATAACACCTTGAGATCCAGAATATCCAAGATCTCCATAAGATCCAGTATAACCAATTGGACCTTGTGATCCGGAAAATCCTAAATCTCCGTAAGATCCGGTATAACCAGAGTTACCTAAAGAACCAGTGTATCCTAAATCACCTTTGGATCCAATATAACCAGTATCACCAAATGATCCTGTATAACCTGTATTACCTTTAGAGCCCACATATCCCAATGGACCAATATTGCCCTGTTCACCCTGTACGCCCTGTGAACCTGCATAACCGGTATTGCCTAACGATCCTGTATAACCCGCATCGCCTCTAGATCCCACATAACCAGTATCACCTTGTGATCCGGTATAACCAAAAGATCCTGTATATCCAAAAGATCCAGTATAACCAAAAGATCCCACGTAGCCAGTATCGCCTTTAGATCCTGTATATCCAATAGAACCCGTATAACCAAGATCACCATAAGATCCAGTAAACCCAATGTCACCTTTAGAACCCGTATAACCAAAAGATCCAGTGTATCCGGTAGATCCAGTGTATCCGAGATCACCTTTAGAACCAGTATAACCAAAAGATCCAGTGTATCCGGTAGATCCCACATAACCAGTATCACCTTGTGATCCAGTATAACCAAAAGATCCTGTATAACCAATGTCACCTTTAGAACCAGTATAACCCAAATCACCTTTAGAACCAGCATATCCTGTTGGACCTGTATCACCCCTAATTCCTTGATCACCCTGAGATCCCACATAACCAGTATCACCTTGTGATCCGGTATAACCAAAAGATCCTGTATATCCAAAAGATCCGGTGTATCCATATGAACCAGTGTATCCAATATCACCTTTAGAACCAGTGTATCCTAAATCACCTTTGGATCCAATATAACCAGTATCACCAAATGATCCTGTATAACCTTGCGAACCAGTATAACCTTTGTCACCGATATCACCAGTTCTAGCAAATGTAGCAACAATATTTGAATTATTAATAAAAAAAGTTGTACCTGAAATAAAAGATACAGGAACATCAAAGAAATTAGGAGTATATGTATGATAACCAACTATATTAAATATCGCAAAATTATCTGCGTTAGCTAATTCAGTTAATTTAAATTGACCTTTAATTGCTGAAGTGGAGTCATCAATAGTTTGTAAGAACGCATATGCTGATGTGTAATACTTATCATTTTCACTGATATATAAATGTGTAGCAGTAGAAAAATTAGTATTACTGAATCTTATATAACCTGCACCAGGATCTGTAGCATCAGTAGAAGTATTGAATTTGTAATCAAATGCTGCACCACCAAAATTACCCTGGGGTCCTTGCGATCCTGCGTATCCTAGATCTCCTTTTGATCCCACATATCCTACAGAACCAGTATAACCCTGTGAACCAACATAACCCTGCGAACCAGTATATCCTGTATCGCCCTTTGAACCAATATAACCCGTGTCGCCTCTAGATCCGGTATAACCTTGTGAACCAGTATAACCTATTGAACCCGTAAAACCAGTGGCTCCTTGAGATCCAACATAACCTGTAATACCGGTAGATCCTCTATATCCAGTTGCTCCAAGAGATCCAGTATAACCAGTTGCGCCTTGAGATCCTTTGTAGCCAGTATCACCAATAGAACCAGTAAAACCAGTGGCTCCTTGAGATCCTCTGTAACCTTCAGATCCTCTATAACCAACATCACCCTGAGTAATACCAAAGTATCTTATTTCAATTTCTGAATTTAATTTTGGTACATAATTAAAAGTTAATGTTGTTCCGGCTGCATAATAATCAACATCTGGTGTATCTAAGATGCCATTAACAGTAACAAAAATATGAGCAGAATTAGCAGTCTGATCCAATAAAGAAAATGTTGTTTGATTACCATCAGCAGTGTATCTTGAAAATTTATACGGACGGCCAACTTCACCAACAGAACCAGTATACCCAGCACCTCTAGATCCGGTATAACCCAATGAACCCGAATACCCTGTAGCGCCACCAGGATCGCCTTTTGATCCTTGATAACCCACAGATCCCTGATAACCTTCTGAACCCCTGTAACCTTCAGAACCTTTGTATCCTAATGATCCAAAATAACCTGCAGATCCGGTATAACCCAATGATCCAAAATAACCTGGAGAACCTTGTATAGCATCAAAATATCTAACTTCTATAACAGAAGTATTGACAGGAGCTGTCGTAAATGTTATAGTTGTACCTGATACAATATAATCAATATCAGGTGTTTCCATAAGTCCGTTATTGATAACAAAAATATGATTAGTATTAGCAACTGTTTCTGCTAATGTGAATTGTGTATTACTGCCATTTCCTGTATAAATTGATATTCTAGAAGGTTTACCTATGCCGCCAGATGATCCTGAAAAACCAGCAGAACCAGTATAACCTAATGAACCAACAGAGCCTGTATAACCAGTACTACCACCAGGTTCACCGTCAGCACCTTTAGAACCAGAATAACCAACAGAACCAAAATAACCAGAAGATCCTTGATATCCTACAGTTCCTGCAGAACCATAATAACCAACAGATCCTAGATAACCAGCCGATCCTTGAAATCCTACAGAGCCATCATAACCGTCAGAAACAATATAACGAATTTCAATATCTGCTGTATTTAAAGGAGCAGATGCAAAGTAAATTTTACTACCGCTAATATAATAATCTGCAACAGGTACTTGTAACAATCCATTAACAGAAACTAATAAATTATTAGCTTGTGTTACTGATTGAGTTAATGTAAATTCTGTATTAGAACCATTTCCAGTATTCTTTTGACTATAAAATATCAGCGCCATTTAATGCCTATATAAATAATATTAATTCCTACATATTTATGTCTACGTGAGGTTTGTTATGAATTACCCATCAATTGCTATTTTAGATCTAATTGGTCTAGTGTATGACGGCGATACTTTGTCAAAACGAGGACTCGGTGGATCCGAATCTGCTGTTATTCTTATTTCTAAAGAATTAGCCAAATTAGGATTCCCCGTTACTGTTTTTAATGCTTGTGAAGATGAAGATAGTCGTCCGGGTATTTATGACGGTGTAACTTACAGACCAGTGCATAGCATCACTAATAATGATGTATTTGATATAGTTATTTCATCAAGAACTGTTGTTCCTTTTGTTCCCAACAACTATTATGAAGCATATAACAGAGCAACTGCATATCCTTGTTTTATGTTTCAAAATATTCGCAACAAAGCAAAACATAAAGTTCTTTGGATGCACGACACGTTCTGCAATGGTGATATAAATTTAGAAGATCTTGCTGTTAACGGTCATATCGATAAAATTTTTACATTATCTGACTTTCATACATCTTATGTTAGTAATTGTGATCATGGTAAAAGACGTAATTTTGAAGTTCTTAAAAATAAAATATTCCAAACAAGAAATGGTGTTGTTCGTTATTTTGATGAAGTAGATATTTCACAAAAAGATCCTAATCTTTTTGTATACAACGCTTCTGTTACTAAAGGAATGCTTCCATTAATTGATCGTATTTGGCCTAAAATTAAACTTGCTGTTCCGCAAGCAAAGTTAAAAGTAATTGGTGGATATTATCGTTTTCGTTCTGACGGTCCTCTTGATGCACAAGGTGAAACTCATCAAAAGTTAATTCAAGATGAGAGATATAAAGTTCTTGATATTGAATTTACTGGTATTATTTCACAAAAAGAAATTGCCGAAATACTTTCTAAAGCATCTATGTTTCTTTATCCTGGAGCATTTCCAGAAACGTTTGGCATTTCTACATTAGAATCTCTCACATATAATACACCGCTCGTAGCAACACGTTTTGGTGCATTAGAAGAAACTGCCATAGGTAACGCATCGTATTTTATTGACTACGCTATTGAACCTAATAGTTTATTCAGAGATATTAACATTGACGAACAGTGTGAACGTTTTGCTGGATTAATTCTCAATGCTTATTTTAATCCATATTTACATCAACAAAAACAGTATTACTGTAATATAATTAAAGATATATCTACTTGGGATACTGTTGCTCTGCAATGGAAACAACATTTCTTTAAAGAATTAAATTATTATCTTCCTGCAAATGAATATCGTAAAGTATCTTATATCAATGACAGAGTACATAAAGTATTTGGTCGTAGGTTTAGTAATAATGAAGAATGGAATACCATTACACAAAATACAGAACAACACATTGCTGTAATTACACCATTCTATAATGCTGAACAATATATTCTTAGATGTATCGATTCTGTTGCAACTCAAAATTATAGCAACTGGACGATGTATATCATAAACGATGCAAGCACTGACGGTTCTAAGTTTGCAATCAATCATAAATTAAAGACATTGCCGGAGAATATCAGATCCAAGATCACTGTCATTACCAATGAAAAAAATAAAGGTGCTGTGTATAATCAAATATACACGATTAGAAACAATGTATTTGTCCAAAATACTATTGTGATGCTTCTTGATGGTGATGATGCATTAGTAAACGATAACAATATCTTTAACTTCTATAATAACCTCTATGCAGATGGAACAACTGATTATTCATATGGTAGCTGTTGGTCTGAAGTAGACAATATTCCACTTATTGCTCAACCTTATCCTAAGGCAGTAAGAGAAGCAAAAAATTATCGTAATCATAAATTTAATTGGGGAATGCCTTATCCTCACTTAAGAACATTCCGTAGAAAATTGCTGAATAATATAGACGATTCAGTATTTAAAGATGAAAATGGTGAATGGTTTAAGGCAGGTGGTGATAATGCAACATTCTATAACATAATTGAACAAGCAGATCCTAACAAGATTAAAGTTGTTCAGGACATTGTTATGCTTTATAATGATAAAAATCCATTGAACGATTATAAAGTTCATGGAGAACTACAAAACAAAAATGCAAATAAGATTACTGGTAATAATAAAGTAGAAGTAGTTCCAACACAAGAAGTGGTAGTAAAAAATACAATGTCAAAAAAAAAGATTCTGATAGCAATACCGACAGCCAAAAACATTGAAGCAACTACATTTAAATCAATATACGATCTTATTATTCCAGACGAATATGAAGCAGATTTTCAATACTTTTATGGATATCAAGTTGATCAAGTTCGCAATTTAATTGCTGATTGGGTTGTTAAAGGATATGATTATCTTTTTGCTGTCGACTCAGATATATCATTTGCACCAGACACTTTATACAAATTACTTTCACACGATAAAGACGTTGTATCTGGAATTTATAGACAACGTAATGCTGATAGACAAACATTAGAAATATTTGAAGAGAATGATCGTGGTGGCTATTCTCATATTGATTGGGAAAAGATAAGAGGACAAGGACTCGTAAGAGTTGGTGCTTGTGGTTTTGGTTGTGTACTTGTTAAAAAACAAGTTATGACGGATATTGGTTATCCACAATTTGCTTACAAATCAGCAATAGATCACAATAACACATTCTCCGAAGATTTATATTTTGCTTTAAGAGCCAAAGAAAAAGGATTTGAATTATACGCAGATACTTCTATACTCTGCGATCATACTGGATCTTATGTATTTAAAGTTCAGTAAAACGGAACAGTTGGAGAATCTCTAGGAACAGTGGGTAAAGTTCCCAACATATCAGTTGCTTCCTGTTTAAGAAGAGATATAGGCTCTATAGTCTGATTGTTTAATTTAACAATAACAGTTGTCTGCAAAGGTGCGTATCTGCCGGCTGTTATTAATATATTATTAAATTTTGTTACAGTTATTTTGCTATCACGCATTAACGTGTAACTCCAAGATTAACTGTGACAAAACCTTCTAGTATTCTTGATGTAACGTTTGCAGAATATAGTTCTAGATCATAAACATATCTTGTAGAAGAAAGATTTGCAGTAATCACTGAGTTCATTGTTAGTGTAACAAGACCCGTATTGGGAGTTATTGTGACATTCATAGTATTATAAGATGTTGATGTATATGTTTTTCTTATTTGTGCGTTAGCACTGTATCCTGTGAGATTGAAAGCATTACCATCAACGTCTACAAGATATACATTGTAGGCAAAGTTAGCACCTTGATCTACTGTTAAATTTGTTTTAATTGCCATTTTTTAAACTATCTACTTCTGCTTTGAGTTCTTTAATTGCTTCAATTAGAAGTGCAACAATTCTATCGTACTTGACTGCTTTATATCCGTCATCACGTTCAGTAACAATTTGTGGCAATATTTTTTCAATGTCTTGTGCAATAACACCAACATCATTCTTACGAATGAACATGTTATCAACATCGCCTTGAGACTCAATAACTTCGTTTTTCCAATCGAATGTTACACCATTAAGTGACATAACTTTTGATAAAGCATCGGGAATGTTGGTAATATTTTCTTTGAGTCTTTCATCTGATGATTGATAAGCAATAACATTACCTTTAGCCCAAATTTCACCTGTTGCTGGTGTTCCTGTAATAGATGGACCAACCATCAAATAACTTTGTATTGTAGAACTTCCTGTTATTGTAGCCGAACCGGAAAGATAGGTTCCTGAAGAATTAATATCAATACGCGAAGAACCGCCAGCTCCAAGACGTAATGTACCAGGACCTATAAGTTCAAGATTTGTAGAACTGGTAGATGTTTTAGCTGATGCTACTCCGTCAAGACGGAAATTCCAAACTGAGTTATCTGTTTTATATAAATCATCATTTGAATAACCAAAAGATAACATAGATTCTTTTGTATAATCTCCATAACCGCGAATAGTTAATGCAGGTGTTGGCCAATCATTACTTTCTGTAGGAGATCCTGCATCTCCAATATATTTTGCAATTTCAATTCTACCATCACTATTGGTAGTTCTGGCTTTAACCTGAAGAGTTGCAGTAGTTGTACCCAATTGACCAGCAGTTGATCCTATGCCCATTCTACCCAAAGTATTAATACGAGCAAATGTTCCATCTACACCTTCAAATACATATCCAGTTGCACCCGATTGGTTACCATAAAAATGTAAATATCCATCAGCTACTTGACGTCCAATATCATAATAATATCCTCCAGCATCACCAATTCTCATTTGAAAATCAGTTCCGGAATGTTCAATATCAAGTCTTCTAGCAGGAGAAGCAATACCAATGCCAATATTACCACTGAGCATTGATAAATCACCATTAATAACTTTTATATTTGCGTTAGATGTCAATCCATAAGTGAAGTAATTGTTTTGTCCTTGAAACCATGTATTTCCAGGAAATGTCATTGTATTAGCAGCAGTATATGTTATAGATCCTACTGTTAATGTATTAGCGCTAATATTTTTAATCCATAGTGTATCATTAGTCATCTTTGCATTAGCAAAACCAGATGTAGCAGTAGGATTTCTAAGTATCTGCAAACCATTTCTATCAATATAAACATTCGCTTCTACATCGCCTACCCAAAGAGTATTAGCGGCATAAATGTTATTTGTGTTTGCTTGCATCGTAGAAAGATATGTGTTACCTAATCTCAATCCATTCTTTAATACAAAATTATCGGCTGTAACATTGGCTCCTCTAACAACAGTATTACCCATTGTCATTACTGTATCAGTATAATATGCTGTAGAACTAACAATTAATCCGGTGCTTGTAATTACGGCATTTACTGTTGAAGAAGATTGAATAAGTAAAAAATTGTTTCCAATAATAGTATTAGAATTTCCAGTACCTACTATAATTGTTCCAACATTTGAAACTGCTAATCCTGAAGAACTAAATGTTCCGGTGATAGCTGCATTGCCAACGGCAGTGTTCGAATTGGTCGTAACTGCTGTATTTGATATCACAGTAATCAATTGATTAGTTTTAGCTAACCATTGTCCAAAAGAATCTGTTGCTTGTGCTACGTTGGCGATTGAAGCGGTCATTTATTTTCCTAATGCTTTTACTAATAGATCTTTTAATTCCGTTAGTTCAGTTTTTAACGAACCAACTTCTGCTTTCAATGTATTTATTTCATTTATCGGCGTTTGTTTTTCAATAATAACTTCTGATTCATTATTTTGTTTAAAATATTCAAAATTATCTAAATTCATAACATGTTTATTTTCGTCATAATTGTATAATTCTGAGTTGTTCTTAGTAAGAGATTTATCTGATACATCTTGATAATTGTATCTATCAAAAGGATCTGTATTAGTCATTCCTATAGGCATAGAATTAAACGATATTATTTTTCTATATTTTTTAGTGTGTTTGAAATTATTAGATGATGTTGAATGATGTAACCATGCAGGAAATATAATTAAAGAGCCTTCTTCAAAAGAATGTGTATATTCTAAACTCATTTTAAATTTTTTATTTTTATTAATAGCAGGAGCAATTATATGTTGATAATGATCGTGAGCGAAAAATGTAGTTCCGGATGATTTTTCATTACCATCGAGATAATATACACCAGCTAAAAATGAATTATGATGAGTATGTTTATGATGATATCCACCTTCTGGATGGACTGTTCCCCACATACCCGTCATTCCGATATTAGGCAAATAACCTAAATCATCCATTACATATTCTAAACTTTGTTGAAAAAAATCTTTTAATGGTTCAAAAACAGGTTCTTTATGTAATTCTGCGCTTGTAAAATATAATCTAGAATTCATAGTATGATTTCTAAAATTTTCTTTATTAGACATATATTCTAACCATTGAGGTTTTAATACTTCATGGTGTTTGAACTGCATTTTCCAAATTGGTACACCAAATAAATTTTGACTAATCGCCTCTATTTTATTTTCCACCATTTTCTAAAACTTTCAATAATAAATTTTTTAATTCACTCAAATCATTTTTTATAGAATCAACATCGTTTTTTATTAATTCTACTTCATTTAATTTTTCTTTAGTTTCATAAAATGCTTTTCTTTTTTCTTCATATTCTTGTAAACCGTATACATCTTTATTTACTAAAGCACCAGGATTATCTTTTTGTATCACATATTCATCTTTTAATATATCATTTTTCATAAATTATACTCATAATAATAATGCTATAGCACGAACATCAGCCATTATTGGATATTTTGCACCATCAGTTGCCAACATAACAAGTTTTATAGAAAACATATTAAATTTTTTATGTATAACATTATTTTCATCATAATATGTTAATAAATTTGCATATGGAGTACTTGTGGTATCTGAATATGCTGATAATGTTGTATTACCAGAAGGACGAGCTGCTGATTTTGGAGGACTAAAAGAAAATTCTTTTAAATCATTTATATTATTAGGTGAACAATAAAGATTGTTTCCGTTATTTAAATATGATAATTCAGTCCATACTTTTGTATCGAATGTTCCTGGATCTGTATCAGCATTAAAGAATTTAGCATATGCTTTAATATTAGTTCCGGCTGGTTTATAAGCAGTAATATATACAATTAAATCTTCTGCAGGAGTATTTAAAACAACTGTTTTAGATATATATTTGGTTTTTGCGTTACCATATCTTGTCCATTCATTATAATCATCGTTATTAATAACATTTTGAATATAATTAAAAGATCTTGCTTTTAAATTAATAATTGGAGAAACATATGGACTATATGTTGTCATTTTAATATTGTAAGTAGCAGTTCCTGTAGTACCATATGTACCAGCAGCAACTTCATTAGAATAACTTCTTACAACTCTTTCATAGTCTCTATTTTCATAAAGAGTTTCATTTAAAGGAATTGCAGCTACTGTATCTTTAGCATTTGGTACAGTATAAGTGGTATTGCTAGTTCCAGTATATTCTGTTGTAACATATGTTCCAGTAGGTTCTGATATAGAAAATTTAGGAACAAAAGCATTATATTTTAAATCGTCTATTGTCGATATAATAGCATTAGCAATTCTATAAGTTTCAGTAATATATGATGTATTAGCAGGATCTGGAGTTCTATAAATTCTAATATTGCTGTAATTTGGAGTTGAACTGTTATTTGTAAATTTACCGTTAGAATTTTCTAAAAATAAAATACCGGAAACTTCGTCTACTGATTTAACATAACCTAAAGGATATAATGTATTATTAGTAGTTAAAATAGAAGTTAAACTGGTAGCATTAGCAGCATATACAATATCGCCAACTTGAATTTGTGTACCGGTTGTTTTTTTCTGAATACCACCAGATGCTACAGATAAATCTAAAGAAAAATATTCGTCTGGTTTATTTCTTAAAGCTAATGTTCCGCCAGATGATGTAAATTTTGCTCTATAAAGATTAAATTTAATGTCTTGAGTTAAAATAGGATTCCATGTACTTCCATTTGAAGATACAAAAAGAGCGCCAGGATATGGTTGTTGGGTAATTGAATTTCCAGTTAATGTATCTTTACCACCTATTTCTGAAACCCACATTTCATAATCAGTACTGTTACTTGCTGGATACAAATAAAATGCATATTCTTTATCGGCAGTTAACATTAATGGTTTATCAAATTCAAAAATAGTTTCTGAAGAAGCATCTTCACTAATAGTAACATATTGTGGTGACAATGCAGCTGAACCAATTCTTTTACCTGGATCAGGAACGCCATTATTCATTTCTACAACAGCACAGTAGATACTAGCAGATGAACTTTTCTTTTTAAAAAACACACCAAGTTGAGTTAAGAATATTCCCGGCAATCCTGCAGAAGCAGTGCCCGATACTGTAAAACTTTGTGCTATTGGATTACCATCTATCATCATTTTGTGAATTTTCTTTCTGTATTATTGTATAGTAAAATTATACACCGCCATGACTTTGTGTATTATAATTTCCATAGCTATCTGGATGCATAGATCCTGTAGTAGTTCCGCCACCAGTATCGTTGCCTTTATTATGTACAACATAACCTTCAACATGATACATATGATCGCCATCTAGTAGTAAATTATATATGATATAATCTTCTGGCATAGTTTTGTAGTTAATTGTTTCTATTGTTTCATATGTTCCATCTGATTTGAGAATTTTAGATCCAATATCAATTTTGACTAATTTGCCAACGAATATCTCATCAACATGTCTACTTTCAGGTTCAAAAGCACCCCAACCTTCTGATGTCATAATAGGATGTTCTTCTGATATAAACGCCCAATTATTGTTAAATGAAACCATATAACGATCTAATAATTTAGGAGTTTCAATTCCAGTAACGACGTTAATTCCATTAGATCCATCAATAACAATATCATTAATTTGAATTTCACAAATTTTCTTATAACTACCATCAGACATTGATACTAAAGCATTAGGATCAAAACAACAACCACCAGTTCCTCCAGTAGCATCTGATGGAGGCGGAGGTGGTGGTGGATCTGTAGTTGTCCATGCTAAAGGAGGAAGTTTATTTGTAACAGTTGTTGGAGTAAATGTCGGCTCATCTACTTCAAATTTTAAATTTTGTTTTGTTGTTGAAAGACTTGATGAAGTATATCTTCCTTCCGCACTTGTTAATATAGCATCTACAGCATCTATATTTTGAGTATCAATAAGAGTAAATACTCTTTCTCCAGCTCTAAATGTATTTGCTGGTAAGAAAAATATACCTACTACATTTCCTAAAGAATTAGTTTTTAATACATCTCCTAAATTACCAGATTGTTTTGCTATTTTACTAGGATCATTAGGACCATTTAAAACAAAAGTGGTGTCCATAGTAGCTGGAGCACAATATTGACTAACTAGTTTTTTATCAAAAAATGGATATATTATTGTATTTGGTTTTAATCCATTTCCAACAAAAGCAATAGGTCTAGAAACCATATATGGAAGTAAAGAAACATCTTTAACAAAATCACCAAGATCTTGCGTTGCTGGTGTTGATGTAACTGCAATATCAGTTACGGTTTGTGTTTGTGTTTGTTGCCAATAATTAGTTGCACCAATTTTACTTACTAATGTTTTGGCTCCAGTTTCAACAGCGTCGATATTTTTAAATGCGCCTGTTTTTGCTTGATCTTGAAATGCACTTGCAATATCAACAACAATAGTTTGTGGGACTGCATTTTTATTTTGATTAGAATTATCAAAATTAGGATATAAACTTACAACACCTTTAAAACTAAAAAATGTTTCTGCACAATTTCTATAAATTGAAGCATTAGGATTACCGCCAATATTTTCATTAGTATAATTTAATAAAGCATAACCGCCTTTTATTTTAACTCCAGTAGTAGTATTAGAATCTATATTAAATTGAACGAACGCTTCATTATAATTTGGTCTTGCTATAGATTTTTTAGCACTAATAGCCATATTAAATTCAACATCATTAGTTCTTGCTATACTATCGTCATTAAAAGGATCAGCAAAAATGCCATTTTTAAAACGTTCAAATCCAGCATCGTTTTTTACCGTTGTTGTTTTAGTATCTAAAGCGAGCATATTTAAAACAGTATAATATTCAATATTTTTAATTCTTGCTTCCAAATTTGAAATTTCTTTCATAGTATAGCCTTTATTTTGCGTAAGGCCTACTTGTACAGCTAAATCTTTTCTATTATAAACCATATTATTCTGCTTCTTGGAATGTTAAAGATGGATAAGGAGGAACTACAATATCAGCAATTTTCATTCCCGAATTATTTAGTATAGGTGGTTTAGGATTAAAAGCTGGAGCTCCAGATTTTACAACAACTCTTTTTTCTTTAGTTATTAATAAAGCATCTGCTCTTGGAAGATAATATTCAACATTAAATGTAAAACTAGAATCTGGCTCGATTGCTAATTTAGTAGAAGCAGTACTATAATATATAGATTGATTATTAGCTGGATTAATAGTCATTCCGGCTAACCCTGCTGCAGCAACATATACGTTTGCTGTATTTGAAAGAACAGGTCTCATATCTATATAATTTCTTAAATCATAATTAGTACCGTCTGTTGATTTAAATATAGGGATTTGTGCTGTTTGAATAGCTGTTGTATTAGCAGTATTAGCATCATCAATAGAATATGAATCTTTGGAGAAGAATGTTGCTTGAGAAGCAGTTAAATTAGGAGTAAAATGACTAAATTGAACTAACATTCTGCTAGCAGATGTAATTTGTGATTTATATTGTGGAAGAATTTTTAATTGTGCTAAACCATAAAATTGATCAGTTTGACCATTATCATATTCAAACCAATCTATTCTATTTGGATTTGTGTTAGCAAATGATGCTCCCACATAAACACCCGTGATTTTATACACATCAGGCATTCCTAATGACCATGGTCCTGTTGTAGTTGCATAATGAGAAGCACAGTTAATACCAATTACTGTTTCTTTTTTAACATCTTTTAATATTGGAACTGCTGTAGTTCTAATAGAAGGAATTTGAGATTGCAACGCAAAAGTTTGAGTTGTTGTTGATCCGGATGCTATGGTATATGGATACAGATCCATACTTAAAGATATAGACGCAGTAGTAACTGGCGTTCCACTGAAAGATATAACATTTCCTGTTCCATTAAAATTAACATAAGAACCGGCTTTGTGATATTTACGTACTGCAAAACCACTGCTAGGAACCGGAATTAAAGTTATTGGTGGAGTAACTTGTATTGAATTAGCAGAAGTGACTGCAGTTATTGTATGGTATGAAACTGTAGTACCATTTGCTATTTGAATATTTTCACCCACTTTTGGATTTTGAGTATAATCAGTAGCATTATAATTTGAAATAAAAGTAACTTGTCCAGCTGTAGGTACTGGTGTACTTAGTACACTGTGAGTAGCATTTGACCAATTTGTATTTGGTAATAAAGTTGTTCCTGAAGAATATAAATTCGATAGATAATCTCCAACAAACATAACATGGATTTTTTCTTGAATTGTATCACCGGTAGATGTTACACCATAATTATATGTGTCTGAAGGTAAATTAAAACTAGCTGTAGCTATACCAAGAGTACCACCAGTACCTCTAGTTAATGTTGTAGAAGAAGATGTTGTTCTGTAAATATAAGAAGTATTATTAACACCAGTATTACTTGTAAGTCTTTTTACACCAGTTAAACCAGTATCAAAAATTAATTTTTTAGTTAATACTTCACTCATTGCTGCATTAGAATTAACATTAGCTAAACTTATATCTGCCCATACTTTACCATAAGTTCCGTTTACATAAAAACTTTTAGCAGATGTTTCAAAATTATAACCAGGTTGCATTCTAATGTTGCTAAGATAAAGTAGATAATCTGCAGTCGGAGTTCCTTTTTGACCCGAATTAAATATTACTGCTTTTACGTTAGCATTCCCTACCCAAGTTCCTAATGGAGCAGAAATAGAAGCATTATTTGAAATTGCTGACTGTGGCGTATTATATATTCCAATGTCTGGAACCGAACCTACATCAATAATACCTACTAATTCTTTAACTTTTATATAATTACCAAAATTCATTGTAGAAATTTGATTATTAACAGATTGTGTATATGTTGCTCTGTTAACTTCTATTCTTTGTGCAACATCATAATTAATTCTATATCCATCAACATATGCTGTTCCTGGAGAAACTGTATAATAAAATGTTTGAGAATTTGATGAAGCTTCAACATTAACTTGAAACGGACGAACAATATAATCACCAGATTCTTCTTTTGTTCTTTGAGCAATCATATCACCGATAAGACTATATTGTGGATCAACTACAGAATTGACAGGAACGCCAATACCATTATCAAAATCTACAATAGGTAAGAAATCTGTAGGAATAGTAACTTGTGTGTTAGCAGAATCATATGATACAAGAGATGGAACCAATTTAAGTCTGTATGCTCCAGGAGCATTTTGATTTGGACTTCCAATAGAATTGTCATATAATGTATTATCTGCGGCTGGTTTTACAATAGATTCAGCAGTATTAAATCCAACTCTGATACCAGCAATATTTGAAGAATGTTCTTTAATAATAAAATTATCAGCAAGCGTCTTTAAAAAGAATCCTTTTTGATATACTATTCCTTGTCCTATGTGTATTCCATAACCAACACCAAGAGCATTCACTGTACTATTAGAAGAAAGAGTATAAAGAACACCAACTCTGTTTGTAGAAACCAATGGGCCCATTTTATCTTGATTTGGATTATATACGTCCACTCTTTCACTTACAGTTTTAAATGTAGAAATTTGTTGTCCTGCATTATTACCAGAATTTAAATATAACACGTATGCACGATTAGTATCTGCAGCACCTTGATTTACTACTGCTTCAGCGCCAACAAATGCATCAAAAACGGCTGCTCTTAATCCTGTAGTATTTGAAACAAGAAGATAAGAATTAGTAAGATGTGATTGTGAATTTGCTACGTCACTATTGCCTTTTACAATTAAAGAAAAATCAATAGTTGAAGTATTACCATCAGTAAATTTAACTTGAGGAATAGCAGGATATGAAGTAAAATTACAACCTTCAACAACACTACCATCTTTATAAATGCTAGAACCAAATCGTGAAATTTGTTTCTGCATCATTGTTTGAAGCTGAGTTAATTCTCTTGCTTGTACAGCTGTTGCTGGACGAAACAACATTCTATAATATTGTTTGTCTTCATCATAATCATCATAAAATGGAGCAACATCGAAATTAGTTTGTAACTCAGCCATCGTATTCCCTTAAAAATTAAAATATAATTTAACTTGTTCTGCTTTAATACCAGTTCTACTAATTGGTTGAATGTTTTTATAATAAAACACTTCGCCGGAATAAGGTACTAGGTCAGGACTATTTATAACTGTGATCGTAACAGTTTTGCCAGTATCATTTGACAATACTGTTTCATAAGGTTGGAATGAACCAACAACATTTAAAACATACATTCTTGATGTATTCATGTATGCTACTTGTGCAGTAGCTTTACTATTTAATCCTACAATTTTTTCTCCAGTACTTAAAATACTAGCACCACTAAAAACTTGGAAATTATACATTTGATTAAAAGATGTATTTTGATATGCTGTAGCATTAGCAGATGCAGTGGGATTATATATCAAACCGATTTGTCTATATTTTCCCCAAGAAGGAAAACCATCTCCAGTAGTTGTTTCTATAGATAATCCTAATATTTCACTACCTAATTCGGAAATAGAATCAGATCCGTGTCCACCAGGAGGAGAAATTATAGGATATACAGTAGCCAATGATCCAAAGTTAGAATTTGCTTTTATTGTAACATTAGCGTAAGAATAATTTCTGCCTTTATTTGTTACAGTAACTGATGTTAATGCACCAGTATTTGAATTAATATTTGATATAGCTGTAGCACCAGTACCATCACCAACAATTTGAACTTGAGGTGTAATAGTATAAAGTGATGTACTATCTAAACCTGTAATTGGTTGTGCTGTTTTAACAAATTTTCCTGTTGTATTAACAACATATTCAGATACTACTGATAATGCAGGAGAACCGCTACCTGAATACACATAAAAAGATGATTGTCCATAAGCACCATTAATGTTGGTAGCACCAGAATTAGCTATTTTAAAAAATTTAGTATTAATAACTTGATCAATACTTCCGTTAGCACCAATATAACCAGTTCCCGCATTGTCAACTACCATAACATGCAAACCGCCTTTTATGGCAGTTCTAGCAACTGTAGAATTAGGAACAATAGGAAAATAATTAGTTGTACTAAATTTCGTTCTAGATGCGGAATCTATAGTAAATAGATATTTCCAAATATATCCATCAGCTGTAGTTGTAAAATCACCACTGGTTTGAACAGTGTCTGGTTCTGTAGTAGAAGCAGCACCGTAATTATTAAATAGACATTTATATACTCTATTTTTACTATTAATTACATAGAATTTTTTAGTATAAAGATTAGGATCTAAATGTGAATAATAGTTGTATACTGTTCCTGTTGTCCATGTGATTGTTTTAGCAATATATCCTATATCAGAAGCAGATACTTTTTTACCAAATAAAATATTTGAATAAACATTATAAAATGATTCTTGTATAGAAGTATTAGTAGACGGCGGATTTAAATCATCTGGCCATTCTGTAAATTTACCAAAAGTAATATAATAATTGGAATTTGTGCTTCCAAAATCAGTTTTCATCTCTTCGATAAATTTATTTTTAATATTTTTGTTAAATATGCCTGCCATTATGTTACCGTTATTGTTTCTACTAAAATACTCTGGTTAAAACTATTTTTATCTATTATTAATGGTTCGCCAAACATTTTATTTCCGACCGGATGAGTTAATTTTGTAATAACATCGATATATTTATCTAAAGATTTTTCTACTTTTATTTCATATGAAAATTCTTGATAAAAATCACTATCTGTTATGTATTTATCTGAATTTAAAAAACCGCTATTGTCTAACCATTCGCCCTCTTCTGTAGCAACACCGTCAACTATCATTGTCAATACAGCTGTACATTCATTATTCGATTCGTTTATAAATTCTAATTCTTCATCAGGAGTATTAAAATTATATCCTGAAGATAATAATGAAACATCGTAAATAACGCCATTACCAGCAGCAAGTTCTCCAGTTATTACTGCATTATTACCCCACAATCCACCTTTATTATCTACTATATTATATCCCCATATTCTTTTTTCAAATACATTTGGTAATACAGAACCATTATATTTGTGATCGCCTGATGTTATACCACGTAATGATTTAATTTTTCCGATTTCCATAGTAGTATCAGAAAGACAATTTCCTAAAACAGAATCAATAGTTCCGGTATTAAGATTTGCACTAAATTGAGCATTTGCTTGAAGATAATGTCCTGTTGCTTGAGTTCCACCTGTACTAGAAGGCACGAGTGTAATTCTTTGCCCACCTACAGTTGTTGAAAGAGCAATAACCGTATTATTAGAAAATTGTATATAATATAAAGTATTATTAGAAAGTCCCCCAATAGCAGTATTACCATTCAAAGCAGTATATTTTACACCTTTACCAATGGTAAATGTATTAGCATTAGCAACGGTTATTGTATTGTTTACTGTCATATTGACAGTTATAGTACCTGTTGCTTGTAATCCAGAAAGATAATTTCCAGAACTTTCTATACCTGCTCTAGTTGATGGCGTAAGAGTAATTCTACTGCCACCAGGTGTAGCAGATAAAGCTATTTTTGTTGTATTAGCAAATTGAACATAATAAATCGTATTGTTAGATAATCCGCCAATAGCAGTATTACCAGAAACTACAGTATATTTAATTCGATCATTTGCAGTAAATGCTGCTGCATTAAATCCGTTTGCTGCAATAATTGCTACATTTATTGTACTATTTGCATCTGTAGATAATCCTGTACTAGGACCACCAGTCACAGCTGTATTACCATTAAAAATTGTATTTGATGGAGTTGTAAAACTAAGAATAGGATTTGAACTTAATGTTGCAGGAATAGGAGTTAAAATTAATGATTGAACAGCACCATTACTAGCAGTTATTCCTCTTACATAACCAGTCCATTGATAACCACTATCAGTAATATTACCTTGTGCATTAGCAACATAACCACTACCAGAATATGTTAAATTAATTGATGTTATAGATCCGCCATTGCCAAAAACAGCTGAATTACCATTAAAATTGGTATTTGCTGGAGCAATAATAGTATTTGCTTCTGGATCGATTAGATTCGTATTGTATGTAAATAATGAAGTATTAGATATTTGACCTACTCTAAAAGATGCACCAGATCCTTCAGAAGCAAATTTTTTAGTTACAGTTACAACGCTATCTAAAGCATAACCATAACCACCATCTATAATTTTAAATTGAATATAACCAAGAGCTTTTTCTGGATCTAATATATCTTTTACTTCAAATTTTAATCCTGATCCAGATGTATTTTGAGTAAAAAGAACATCTCCAGTAGCATGATTTTCATCAGAAGATTCTACAATAGCTCCAACAACAGAACCTCTAATAATAGTTGCTTGTCTTATATCTAAACCATCATATAAAACATACTCACCTGGTTTGAAAGAATCGCCACCAGGTCCTGGAGTAATATCAGATATATATAAAATATGAGATGGATCATATTGTGGATTTATTTTTGCTACTGATAATACATAAGCAGTAGCACCAGTTGTAGATCCAGTGATAAGTTTATTATCGTAAGTATAGTTAAGATCTCTTGGTTCAACTTCGAGATATTTCTTTCTTGACCATTTACCATCGGACAACATCATAACGTCGTCTTGAGGAATGTATACATCAATTTCAATGTTATAAAGTAATCTAAAAAGAAGTTTTAATCCTTCTATAGAGCCTTTAGATCTGTATACACTGATAATATGTTTTTCTAATAATGCTTTATTTGAAAGAATATTTTTAGGAATACCTTCCATATACTTTGAAAAGAAATAATCAATATAACCATTAGCAGTATCTACATCAGAAATTTCTAAAAGATTTCGTGTTTTTGCTATTGGACCTTGTTTGTCCATCCATTCATAATATGCTTTAACAAATTGAATGAAGTTACTTCCTTCTTCCTTATAGAATTCAGGAAATTGCTGTTCAACTAATGGAGCTATATTTTTTAAATCAGTAATCATTATTGTCTAAATGTAGTAACTGTTACGGAAATAGCATCGGGGTCTAATTTAAGATATTTACTTTCTTGCACAACAATATCTGAATTTAATATTTTAGCATATATGTTAATATTTGTATCGTAATCATAAGGATTGATATCAAATGCTAACTCGCCAGTTTCATAATTAACCGTTCCGATATTTGGCTCTAATATTTGTTGAACAATAGTATTAGTTAATTTATCATATTCAGTATAATACAATCTAATATATCCATTACCGTCATCACTAAGAGTCACTGGTTTATTAGTAGAAGTATTATAATATACACCATTCTTGTAATATGAAAAATAACTACTTTTAATACATTCTATTTCATTGATAATATACGGAGCACGTAATGGTCTTGCTAAAGGATTAGAGAATGTAAAATTAATTCTTTGTTGAATGCCTTTTACAGGAGTAATTTTATATACTGCTCTTAATGTAGTTTCATTACTTACAATAGAAGTATCAGCCGCATCGATCATAGTTAACAATTTAGTTTTTCTAAGATCATTACCAAAATCAGTTAGATATGTAGACTCATATAAAGATATTTGATTTAAAATATCAGATTTAAGTTGTTGTATGCTTTTAGTTGTTAATGATGGATTATAACTCACATTAGAAACTACTTCAATATACATATATTCAGGATCTTTAATTATAGGTTCTGTTGTGATGTTTTTAGATTTTAAAAACGTAATAATATCAGATTTAAGTTCCGCAGAAACTGTTGGAAAATTACCGTAAGGAATCATGCTAACAATTACTTTACCATATTGTGGAGGATCTGCATTCTCACCACCGTAAACGTTAACAGTTTTAATTTGTGGATATTTTTCAATAATTAAATTAGTATAATCATCTTTAGTTACTGCTCTGTTTTGAGAAGCAAAATGTCTTGGTGCATTAAGTTTGATTGATTCGATAGTTTCTCTTTCAGAACCATCTACTGCTGATATATTAGTTGTAGCTGTAATAGTATATGTTTTAGCATCGCCAATTTTAGCTGTAGGTGAGAAATAAACTGCTTTATTTCCTAATTCGCCATTAGTTGATCTGTATTTTACTTGTATAATGTTTCCGTTAGTTACAGCTTTACCAGAAATACCATCACCAAAAACAATCTCATATTGATCGTTATTATAACCTTGAACAAAATAAATTTCTGAAGTATCAGTTAAACCATAAAGAGTATCAGCTCTTTTATATACTGAATTAGCAGAATCAGTAGCAGATTTAATTACAACAACTTTAATGCTGTTAGCATCGATATTTGATGAACTGAGAGTATATCTTACAGAACCATCAACAACAAAATATTCATATACAATTCTACCTTCGTAAATATAAACAGGATCGCTTATATAACCAGAATTAGAACGATTAATTGAAATAATTTCATTTGTAGTAAAATCTAAATTAACACCATCTACAGTAGTTCTGAATACATAATTTTCTGGTATTACAACATTGAGAGGAAGATCTGCACCCGTGTTAATAGCAAGAGTAACTAATGCTCTTGACGAAGTTCTTGATCTTGGAGTGTAATTTAATTCTTTAGCGTGAGATACTACAGAGTTTCTCATCTGTGAAGAGTCAAGAAACATCTCACTTCCTATCATATTAAGATAATATGAATTCATATAAGTATTATAAGACAATACATCTAATAACGAATTAAGATTTGAACCTTCAAAATCATAATCTTTAAAAGCAGTTTTAGCTTTCATAAAAGCTTTTAAATTAGTTTTGATACCATCAAAACTTAATTCTGAAACATCTAAAAATCCAGTATTAGCCATTTATCGTACTCTTCTTAAAACTAAATCAAGAGTTATAGGAGTTATATTATTAAAAAGTGAAAAAACAATATTTACACTATAAGAATTCATATCAGTAATTGTTTTTACGGCAACACTAATTAATTTAGCTCTTGGTTCGAAATTGTTTATTGTTTCTGCAATCTGTTGTTTTAACACATATTCAGTATCTTGACTCATATTTTCAAATAATGTTTGTTTTATTCCGGATCCTACTCTTGGACTAAAAAACCTTTCGTATGGATCAGTCATAATCAAATTACGAATAGATCTTTTTACGGCAGTTTCATTGGTAATTAATACCAGATCCTCTTTAACAGGATGGATGTCAAAATTTGTAGGAATATCTGAATATAGTATTGTGGTTGTCATTCTATATTTATAATGATGTCCTGCAAGTGTTTAAATACTGCGGATTGTATTTTTGAATGTCGTTTGCAGTAGAAGCAGCCAATGCCCAACCCTGTGTCATTGGTTTAGAACCAAATGGTGAGAAGTTTTCTCCAACCATTACGGCGCTCATACCAAGCATAAGTGGAATAGCATTATCTGATCTTCTCATTTCAATCATTGATGTTGTAGGAACATTCATATTACTACACAGATTTGTTGTCATAGTAGCGACTTGTTGTCCATAAAACGATGTTGTAGGTGGTATAATAGACGATCCTGTTATTAAATTAGCTACTACGGAAGCTATAGGTTGAGAACCGCCCATAGAAGCAAAATTTTGCATACCAAAACTAACCACACCAGTTCCACCGTTAGTTGTTCCGAACGCTCCTATTTTTCTACAAAATACCTGATCTACAGCAGGAAGCGATACTGGAGCTTCTCCAAAGAATGATTTGCCAGCCATTGAAGGTGGAGTAAGCATTGGATTGTTAGCTATTCTTGAAGTGGCTATTCTTTTTCCTGTTAATACTTCTGACATGAAACTGCCTACTGAATTACCACCTACCTGTTGTAATAAAGCTCCCATAGCAATACCGCCCAAAGGTCCTAAAGCACTTAAAACACCACCCAGAGGAGTTGCTCCCAATAAACTACTAATTGCTCCCGCACTAATCATAGTTGCTTGTGATTGTATTGTAGCAGTAGGATTTAAAATGGCGCTAATAGTAGTAGGAGGAAGAGAAGCACCGCTGGATAATCCACTATAAAGATTAATTGACTGATTGATAGCTGATAATGACAACGCAGGTGCATTTTTAAGAACTCCGCTATTATTATTAAATAATGAGGCTGTTTCAATAATAGATGGACCAATAACTCCTAAAGATACTCCTAAAGCAGCAGCAGATAAAACATCGCCAGAACTACTTTGTGTATAATCTCCATATTGTTGAACACCTCTATATTGAGATGCATATCTGTGTGTAACAGAAGCCACACCATTAGAAAGATATCCCACTTTATAGATGTCGTCTATCAATAGAATGTCTCTTATATTTCTGATATATCTTGGTTGTCCTAAATTAGGAATGCCCACAACATCGGCAATATATTCCAAATCGCTTTGATTTTCATTTGCTGCTAAAATGTAAAAGAAATTTTCTAAAACATCCTGAGGTACTGTACCATAAGAAGATAATTCAACAGATTTATTATATATTGCTTGTTTTTCATAATCAGTAAGAATATAATTTCTGGGTGCACGAACATAATTAACCGGTGCCTGATTTGTTTTTAAAGCAGCGGCAACTCCTAATAATTGTGCACCAATTTGAATAGCTGTATTAAAAGAATCGTTAGAAGGTTTCATTTCCTGGCTACCATAGAAACCAGGTTGTTGAAAATTGCCCATTTGAATAAATGAGACTGCATCACTATTTAAAACAACATTAGGCATATGAATTTCTTCCTTGTAATGCAGCTACAGCATAAGATAACTGAATACCTGGTTGTGAATTATTACAAGCAGAATCTGCACATGTTAATACAGTGCCGCCACCCGGTTGTCCTGGTTGTGCAGATTCAACATGACAATGTATACCTGGAGATTCGTTCTTTTCTAAGTATATCTTACTAAAAGGAAGATTGTCTCTTGTATATGCTGCTATTTCTGCTGTAAATGTAACATCATTTTTATTAGAACATCTAACGTCTACAGCACCACCCGTTGTGTGTTTAGATGTAGATTTAGCTGTTCTATACCAGCTTGTTATTTGTACTCTAGATCCAAATTTCTCAAATAACGGATCTAATATATTCCAAGCGACATTCATTGCTTCTGTTAGAACTGATTTGTGTTGATCTGGAGGACAATCTCTTAATCCTAATACCATACCAACTGTTACGTGTCTGGATATTTTCTCGCTTGTATTATAAATTGATGAAGGCATAGGCATTGGATTTTTTTCTCCAGTACCAGTACCAGTTACTGCACCATCAGGTTTATCATAAGAACCTTCAGCTACTGGATCTGAGCTCATACCCATACTTGTTATTTCAGGAACAATACCTGCTCCAGAGTTAGGAGATGCTGCTCCTTCAGCTTTAGGATTAGGAGTTCCGCCTTCGTTTTTATAAAGAGAAAATTGTTCTTTAGACATTTTCTTTGCATTTTTAGGAAAGTCAGGAGCAATTCGCATTGTAGTGATATTATCGATAATTGTATCTGCTGGAGGATATTGAGCTAAAGGTGCATCGAGAGCATCAACTGGAGTTCCTGCAGAGTCAGGATTAGCGCTACCACCAACTTGTACATCAGTTGCAGAACCTTTAATTTGAATCTTACCACTACCAAGTACATCTACAGTTGATCCAGAGTGCATAGAAGCTGCTCCAGTTGCTGATATTTTTGTTGTTCCTGTTGATTTAGTTGTAAGCGCTGCTTTAGTTTCTAAGCTCATATTACCAGTAGATATTGTTGTAAACGCATCTTTAGTTCCTATACTAACAGATCCTGTAGCAAGTAACGAATACGCATTTTGTGTACTTAGTTTCATTGCTGCTTTACAAATATTAGTAATAGTTCCTTGTGCATCTAATTCAAAATTAGTATCAGTTCTTACAGTAATATCTTTACCAGCATCTATACTAATGCTTTGCGATGCTTGTATTTGTGTTTTACCAGCAGATGTTATTCTATTATCGCCAGCAATCATTGTGCTCATATCTTTAGCTACTTCAAATACTTTACTTCCTTCAATTGATTCTTCTGCAGAACCACGAACAGAAGTAATCATATCACCACCTACGTGAAATCCAAGATTACCGCCAACGTTAAAATCTAAATCGCCATCTGTTTCTACAGTTATTCTTCCATCGCCTTTTAGAATTAAATGGTTTCTTGAATATACAGTAGCATCTCCTTTAGGTGCTATCATACCAACGCCTTTTTTACCAGACGATATCATATGAATAGATCCGTCAGCATCTATTAAAATAGTAGCACCAGAATGATGTTGTAATGTAATAGTATCAGATCCAAAATTGTTATCAATTAATATTTTGTTTCCTGTAGCAGAAACAAATCCTTGCATGTCACTAGGATCGCCAACACCTGAAGAAACACCAGCTCCAGGTCCGGTATGTGTAATTACTTGATCACTACCTGCACTTGGTTTATCTTTTACGGATACTTCATAATAAGGTACAGGATTACTCGCAACGATATTTTGAGGAGCAGTCGATCTGCTAATGCCATCACCTTCTCTATTGGTAATTTTTTTATCTGATAAAGGATCTGTTGAAAATGAATCTGGACCGTAAGACATCTGTTATCCGCAAAAATTTAAATATAAAGCTGAAATAGAACGTTGTAGCTGATCGTTATCGCTCTGTATTTGCGCAGAGTGAGTAAATGTAGAAAGTAACTTCATTGCTTTATATAAAGTAACTTTTTGTTGTTGTGTAATATAATAATCTGAATGTATAAAATTAGCTTTTGTATGTATAAATTCAGTCGTACCGCCAATAAGAATAACAGTTGCTTGATTTTCGTTAGCAGGAGCTCCTTGATATACTCTACCATCTACATCTATAATAAATGTATAAGATGAGTAATCATTCAAATTAACAGGTTCATTTCTTAATGTTTTAGAAAAAGAAAATGTAAAATTTTTACAATATGATAATGCTTCTGGAGATACATTTTTCATGAAACACCTCCAGTATACGAAAGTGTTGAAAGTGCTTTCATAGCAAATTTTAATTTGTTTTGATATACAGGATGAGTTCTATCAGGATATGTTTTATATTTTAATGTAGATTCATCTCTCTCATACATTATAGCATTAGCTGTAGCTTCTTCTATATTTTGAGATGTCAATAATTTTTTAAAATGAGGTTTTTCATCACCTTGAGTAAGTTCCCACCAAAGAAAATCTAATTGTTTTTCTAATGGAGGAGCATTTCCTTTAGAAGGTACTGAAGTCATACCACAGAAATTACCTAATTTCTTTTTTCTATCTCCTAACCATTGTGCTATACCAATAGTATTACCATTGGAAGCATTAGGATCTATACTGGCTCCTGCTTCTCCTTGAGCATTACCTACTATAGCAGCACAAATACATTTTAAAGACGCGCCTTCTCCAACTGCTCCTGATTCTTTAATTTTTTCCCAAAAGAAATTATACATTTTTTGAGGATTACCAGAACCAGTTAATTGTGTTGTAGAAGGAGCTAATGTAGGATCTGTAGGAGTACCACCAGTATCAGGTGTTACGGGTGTAGTAGTATTTGAATTATTATTTGAAGGAGTTTGTCCTCCAGAAGAACTATTTACAGATCCACGTCCGCCATTGATAACACCTATGATAATTGGTTGTTGTGAATCTTCGTTATCAGCAAAAAATCCTACTACCCATGTACCATTTACTAATCCGTGATTAGCATTGCCGCCTGATGTTTGTCCACCTGTTGTAGGAAACATAACCATTGCCCATGGAAGATCTCCATCAGAAACTTTAGTAGTATCTTCTGTGTGGTGAATACCAAATATTCTAACTCTTACACGACTATCACTACCAACGTCTTTTACAACGCCAGTAAACCATCTAAATTTATCGCCATAAAAATCATCATTCATCGTCTACCACCTGTAGGATCATTTGTGCTAGATGGATTATAAAGAGATGTTTCAAATAATCCAGTAGTATAACCATCTCTATAAATTCTTAGTGTTGTAGCAGCTAAACTACCTTGAGCAAGCACTTGTTTAATTTCAGATATAATAAACAATCCTGAAATATATTTGTCTGTTTGAACTATATTAAAACCATGTTGTTCAGGAATATCACAATATATTACCTGACCTACTTTCAAATCCATATTAGCTGGTACTGTAATAGTTAAATCAATTTGATTCAATGCGTACATATATTTAGTCACACCGCCAAATTTTCTTCTATAAGTAGGTTGATCCATACCTTGACCATCAGCATCAGGAAAATTATTAACAATATATCGTACTCTGTTTGAATATTCTTTTTCTATTTTTTCATTTTTTACATATCTAATATATGCTGGAGTATTTAAAGTATATGGTCCTAATGTTGGTACATTAGAATCATATTTACCTGAATTATCTAATTCAGTAGCAGTACTTGCATATGCTTTTTGCAACATATTAATTTCAAACAATTCGTTTTGATAATAACCTCCAGAGATCTTTTCTAAAGATGAAAATCTTTTGTTATTAACGATGTTTGTAATAACTCTTAAATTTTGATTTGGATCGCCACTACCTGCAGAAGATTTTCTTAAACTTTCAATGTCAGAAATATATTTGTATTTCTTTTGCATCAATTGTTCTTTAACTTTGATAGCATTTTCTATTATTTTTTGTATAGTAGTAAAATTGTATTGTTGTAAATCTTCATAGAATAGATATAAAAAATGTCTATCATTTTCTTTAGCTACTGCATGTTTTGCTAACCAACTAATAGAATGAAAAGGTCTAATATTAGGTACAACTATAGAACGTATTTTAACAGACGTTTCTTTTACGAATGGTTTTCTTAATATGTTATATTTTTTTGTAGTATCATCAGCAATATATTCATCATATATTTTTTCAGCCATATCTTCAATTAAATCATGATAAGCATGTGATACGTATTTTCTCATATTTTGAAGAAATTGTGGACTAGCTAGATCAATAATGTACATGAGTGATCTAGCTCTATCGCCAAGAACTATATCTCGTACGCCTTTAATAATAAATTTTAATTCTTTACCTGTTCTTGCAGGACCAATACCGGACGCTAAATTTGTAATTTGATCGTAAGTAACAATTATTAATTCTTCACCTGTAAATGGATAATTAACAAACATGCCAATTTGATCGTTAATTAACATTTCTGCTTTAATAGTAGATTCAAACATAGACTGATATATAGACAGTTCCATAAATTGAGGCATGATGCTCATTCTATCAGAACCATTAAATTTTTGTATTTCTATATTAGATATTTTAATACCTAACGGATTTAAATTAGCCATTATTAAATATATCTTTTACTTGTTGTTTAAAATCAGATATAAATTCATTTCTTAATATATAAATTTCTCTTTTAGATTCATTAATTTCATTTTCATAATCCCAAATACTTTTAGGAACCCATCCTGCAGGATTACCTAATTTAGCATATGTTACAGGTGTCATTGTATAATTATAAGATGCTATTGTTTCTGCACTATCTGAAGAAAGTCCTTTATAATAGTAATAAACAATAGAACTTGTGATCGCTGTAGTTGTTAATTTTTCAACTGCTGTATTATATTTTTTTTGTAAGTATGCAATAAATTGTTTCTCATCCATAATCCAATCTTTATATGGATCTACAATACCATTGACAAGAAGTATTATCCAATCAAGAGTAGAATCTCCATATATGTCATAAGCAAGAGTATCTGGACGTTCTCCATCTCTTACGACATGAGTATAAAATTTATTATAATCTTTCAAATATGTTTTTATTAATTCAGCTTCTACTAAAAGATTAACTGCTTTTGAATTATTATATGTTACATAAGGATAGTAATTAACTAATGACATTTAAACTCTCTGATTATTATTGATTATTAGGAGAATTATATCCTCGAGGAGGATTAAGATTCCTCGATTCACTACTTGCACCAGCAGCAAAATTAGCTCTTGTTTGAATATCAATTTCTTGAAACGACATAGATATTTCAGTAATAACAGGATTACCATCTCTATAAAATGCCGTAGTACCACCACCCATGCTATTAATGGATAATCCCGTAATAAAAGAATCTCTTACATTAGGAAGATTAGGATTGCTATCTGAACCAACAACAAAATCTACAGTAGCAAGATATGGGTAATCCAAAGCAAAACCTTCACCAATAATTTCTGGATGCATATATGCTTTAATATAATCTATCATTCTGTTTATCATTTGTGCTTCTTTAGCAGATTTAGGAGATAGTTTCCAAGTAAACGCATAAGTTTTTAATGCAACACCTTCAAAAATAGTTGTTAAATGAGGATTACGAACAACGCCAAGTTGTGATTGAGAATACTTTCCGAGATTAGAATCGGATATGCCAGGTGTATAAGCTGCAACTTCACCAACCATTTTTAGTAATGAAGCACCGGAACTTTCTTTTGCTTTGGAAAAATCTTCTATCATAGACGAACCCGCTATCATTAATTGAGCAGGAGCATTTGACAAATCTCCTAAAAGATCCATATTATTGCCGCTAACAGTCATATTGAACGTGTCTGTTAAAGTAGTAGGAATAGGAAGTCTAATATATGTTTTCATAGATGGAGACGGCGCAGAACTTGGTGAAGGTCTTTCATATTTTCTTAACGACATTCTAGTGTAGAATTCGGGCACTTCTAAAGGAAAAGTAAAGGTATCTACCATTTGTATTTTGACTCCTATAAATACTTTTATATTTATAATGGTAATCTAACATGGCATATAAAGGCAAATTCAAACCAAAATTTCCTGAAAAATACAAAGGAAATCCTACAAACATTATTTACAGAAGTTTATGGGAATTAAGGTTTATGAGACATTTGGATTCTCATCCTGGTGTAATTCAATGGTCATCTGAAGAAATAATAATACCTTATGTTAGTCCTATGGATAACAAAATCCATAGGTATTTTCCTGATTTTTGGGTTAAAACACACACTAAAGATAGTTCGATAAATACTATGATAATAGAAATTAAACCATATGTTCAATGTAAAGAACCAGTAAAACAAGAAAAAATAACTCGTAGATATATTAACGAAGTTAAAACTTATGGTGTTAATAGTGCTAAATGGAAAGCTGCAGAACAATTTTGCAGTGATAGAAATTGGCAATTTAAAATACTAACAGAAAAAGATCTAGGATTGGACAAAAGGTAAATGGCAATATTTACAAAAATACTTGAACAAGGTGAAGCCAATTTAGGTAAACTTAAACCAGGATCTCCAGATGTTCGTGATTGGTTTAGAGATAAAGCTCGTGAAGTTAGATCTGTAAGAGTAGAATCATTAGTAAATAAAAATCCAGATCATACTAAAAATTCCGTTCGTCCCGGGTTTATGTATTTGTTTCAATATGATCCAAAATATAAAGAAGAATTACCGTACTACGATCGATTTCCTCTTATATTTCCTTTTGAAGATCAAGGAGATAGCTTTCTTGCTATGAATTTGCATTATTTGCCTCATGTATATAGAGCAAGATTATTGGATAATCTTTATGAATTATTAAACAATAGCAAATATAACGAAACAACTAAGATAAGAGCGTCTTACGCATTATTAAATTCTGCTTCTAGATATAAATATTTTAAACCTTGTGTAAAAAGATATTTACATAGTCATGTTAGAAGTAGATTTTTACAAATACCTGCTAATGAATGGGACATTGCAATGTTTTTACCATTAGAAAGATTTGCTAAAAAATCAAAGAATTACGTTTACAAAGAATCGAAAGATATTATAAATGGCGTTTAAAATTAATGAGATGCTTTCTGCTATAAATTCCGTAGGGGGTTTAACTAAAGCTTCTAAATTCATGGTCGAAATTTTCAGACCAAGCGCAAATCCTACAGACAGAGGTCCTCCAGATACAACTAATGGAGGAAGCAAATTAACGTTTCTTTGTGAAAGTGCAGCTCTTCCTGGTATAGCATATCAGTCAGATGAAATTAAAATGTCCGGATATGGTAATATTGAAAAAAGACCTACAGGAACAATATTTCAAGACATACCATTAACATTTTATAGTGATAACGATGGCTCAGTAATTAAATATTTTCATTCTTGGATGCAATCAATATTTGCTTTTAACGATGCTACCAATCCGAATGGATCCGTTAAAAATCTTCCTATGAATACTTTTCAATATCCTAATGAATATTATGGTACTGTACAGATAACTGTTTTAGATGAAACTGAAAAAGAAAACAAAATAGTTGTATATAAACTATTGGAAGCATATCCAATCGCAATAGGCGATGTTCAAGTGGATTGGAACATGCAAGATCAACTTTTAAAAATACCAGTAATGTTTACATATACTGCATGGACAGCAACAACATTAGATCAAGGTGTTGTCAATACTAATTCAATAACAAGAGCAAATGCTTTAAAATCAACAAGCAATTTTATTGATAGAGAATTGAATAGTATGCAAGAAAGAATTCAAACAACAACTCCAATCAATCGTAATCAGTTTTGAAAACGCGATATAATTTTTAACATAAGGATATTTTATTATGGCATTACCAAAAATTAAACACCCAACATACTCTGTTACAATTCCTTCTACTCAACAAAGTATTAACATTAAACCATTTACTGTACAAGAAGAAAAAATTCTTCTTATGGCAAAATCTTCTGAAAAAACAGAAGACGTTATTGCCGCAGTAAAACAAATCATTCAAAATTGTATTATCGAAGCAATAGATGTAGATAAATTAGCCACATTTGATATTGAATATTTGTTTGTTAAACTGCGTTCTAAATCTATTGGAGAAGTTGTAGATCTAGAATACAAAGATCCCGATACAGAAGAAGTTATCAAATTTAAAGTAAATCTTGATGATATCGAAATTAAAAGAAATCCAGATCATAAAAATAAATTTACTATTAATGAAGATGTAGGACTGTCTATGCGTTATCCTACTCTTGATGAAATTAGAGTTATTGAAGAATCTGATAATCAAGAAAATGGCATATTAGATATGTTATTTAAATGTGTAGATAAAATTTATGATAATGAAACTGTATACACAGATTTTTCTGAAACAGAATTACAAGAATTCATTAACAGTTTGCCCATGGATAGCATGAATAAAATTAAAGAATTTTTTGATACCATGCCAACATTAGAGCATACTGTTAAATTAAAAAACAAAAATGGTAAAACAAGTGAAGTTGTTTTGAAAGGTCTCAATAGTTTTTTTATGTAATGACCGGATATTCTAATATTGCGGTCTATTATAATACTATGTTCTCCATGATGCAACACCATAAATATAGTATGGACGATTGGAATAATTTCTATCCTTATGAAAGAGATCTTTTTGTTGAACTATTAATGAAGCATCTAAAAGAAGTAGAAGAGCAAAGAAAGAATGGCTAAAACACCCAAACAGCCTAGGCAGACTTCAACCAGTGATTTCACACCTGAACAAGTTGCTAATAATCCAGCGCTCAAAAAAGCGTATGAAGAAGCTTTGGCTGAAGAAGCCAAATTAGCTGCTGAAAAAAAAGCTGCAGCTGCTGAGAGAAGAAAAGAACTTAAATCACAAAGAGATGCAGAGAAAAAAGCCGCAAAAGAAGAACAAGCAACTACAGCTAAAAAACAAGAATCTTCAGCTAAAGAAGATGTAGAAGAATCTAATGTTAAAAAAGAAAAGAAATCTTCATTAAGTAAAGTGATGAAGAAAATTTCTGATGGTTCTAAAGATAGTACTTTAGGAAATATTGCTGGAGCTGTAACTAAAAGTATTAAAAATGCTTCTGTAGGAGCTATTCCGAATTTACGTGGTGTTGCTGCTGCTACATTAGATGCTGCCGGAATAGGCGGAGTAATGGGATTAATTGGCGGTGGCGGTGGCGCTAAATCTAAAAAAAATAGTAAATCTGAAGGTGGTGGATCGGATACATTGGAAGGTATTTTACAATCTACAAAAGATAATGGTGAAATACTAACGGATATTTTAGCTGCTATTACTGGACAAAGAAGAGATCAAATTGAAGCCGCAAGAGAAGCTAATAGAAAAGTTGGTGGTCCTAATGTAGGAGCAGGTGAAAAAGAAGGAGCTCCTGATTCTGGTTTAAACACAAAATGGTTGAAATGGGTTTATTCGATTGGATTTTCTTTAGGTGCTATTGCTGGCATACTAACTGGCTATGTTAGCAAATGGATTGAATTTGGTAAATTTGTAGGTGAATTGATGGGGAAGGCCTTAAGCGGAATTAAGTCTTTATTTTCCGGAGAAGGTCTAGCTGGTAGAATAGGTAAAGTATTTGAAACTATTAGTGAAACAGTTAGTGAATTTTTAAAACCCATAGTTAACGTTGGTAAATATCTTGCTAATACATTTTCTAAGATAACTTCTTTCATTGGAGAAATAATAAAACCATTTAAAGTAGTAGTACAAGTAATTGGCGATTTATTCAAAGCTACTGGATTTTTTGGTGAAACTGTAGGATTAGTTTCTAAATCATTTGGTGTTTTTGCTAAAGGATTTAAATTAGCATTTAAAGGAATACCAATACTCGGTGAGATATTAATGATTATTGAAGGCGTCTGGGATACTATAGAAGGCGCTATTGAAGGTTATAAAAACGGCGGATTAGAAGGTGCTATTTCTGGCGCTATGAAAGGATTTTTTGGTAAATTTATTGGTGGATTTGGAGACCTAATAAAAGATATAACATCTTGGGTATTAAAGAAATTAGGATTTAATAATGCGGCAGCATTTTTAGATTCATTTTCTTTTGAAGATATAGCCAATCAAATGGTGGATCAATTAATAGCTGCTATTAAATATCCGTTTATTTGGCTTAAAGATAATGTTCCTAAGATGTTAGATAGTTTAAAAACATGGTGGAACAGTTGGACTTTATCTGACGTTATAACAACTGCATTTGATGATTTTAAAACAAAGGTTGGAAAGTTATTAGATCCCGTTATTAAATGGTGGAATAGTTGGACTTTATCTGACGTTATAACAACTGCATTTGATGATTTTAAAACAAAAATTATTAATTATTTTGGACCCGATTTTATTAAACAGATTAACGATGTTTTAAGTTTTGACATTGGTGGTTATATTGGTAAAAAATTAAGCGAAGCTATTGATAAAATTAAAAATTTATTTGGCGATTTATCTAATTCTATTGGAGCTTGGGTTGGTGACAAAATTGATTCGGTAAATAAAATATTACCTGAATTTGCACAAATACCAAATCCATTTAAAAGTAATAACCAATCAAGTGCAACATCAGCGGATGATAATCGCGCAGCACCTAAAACTAAAGCAACTTCATCGTTTAATTCTATGGCAGCCGCTGGTCCTGCAATGCCATTGGTCGCAAATCAAGAACCATCTTATGATGGAATGGGCAATTTTACTGGATATACAGATACTACAACATCTTCAGCAATAGATTTATCTAAAATCGTTCCTGCTGAAAATGCTACAGCTCCTGCTTTTGTACAAAAATCAAATGACTCTGCTGTTGATAGAGCTGATAGAGCACCACCAGTTATTATAAATCAATCACAACAAAGTCCCCCTCAGAATTTCCGAGGAGGACCTGATAGAGTTAGTAGAGGTAATCCTAGCACTGCTCCTGTTGTTTCTCATATGGAACGTGCATTGATGCCTAACGTAGGTGTAATACCTTAACGTTATTCGGAAGCTAACTTCTTAAAGAAGCTAAGATCGTCATCATCCTCATCCCATGGTGCAGCTGCTACTGGAGCTTCCTTCATTGGAGCTGACTTCTGAGGAATCTGAAATGCTTCTTCTTCCTCATGTTGTACTGGCGAAGATGCTGTAGTTGTAGAAGATCCAAGAGCCTTTTCCAACTTTGCCTTAAGTTCATTATATGACTTAAAATGCTTAGGATCAATAAGTTCCTGTAAAGAATGAATATTAGTAATATTCTTTGCTAAATCTGCATCATCTGCAAACAATGGACCTGGTTTATCAAACTCTGACTTATCATAATTACGATAACCATCTACCTGACGAATCTTCAACTTAAAGTTTGCACCATCCCAGAGATCAAATGGGTTAATTGGCTTCTCTTCAAATTGTGCAGGTGGATGCATAGCATCATTAAGTTTATCAAAGATCTTCTTACCATACTTGAACAAGAATACCTTGCCTTCGTTTTCTGGACGAGTAGGATCTTTAACAACAAAAATATTTGAGTAATAAGATAAACGACGCTTCTGTGCGCGTACAATAGCCTTGTTGGCTTCAATACCAGAGTTCCACAACTTGGAGTTGTATTCAGAAACTGGATCTGCTTGGCCAAGAGTTGTTAGGCTCTTTTCAATGTACCAGCCGCCAGCACCCTGAAACCCATGGTCCCAGATACGCGCGAAAGGAACATCTTCTCCTGTAGGGGCTGGAAGAAAACGAATAACTGCATAACCATTACCGGCCTTATCTACGTCTGGCTTCCAATAACGGTCGTCGTCTTTGTTGCCACCTTCCTGATTGGGATTCTGGCTGAGTTTAGAAAGTTCGCTAGTTAGCTTATCGAAAGAAGACTTACGATTCTGCTTGAGTGCTTCAAAATTAATAGTCATTTATATTCTCCGTTGTATGATTGTATGACGATGTATATCGTATTATTAAGTGTATAGTATGTTTTAGTACATGTCAAGTAAATTTCTTTCTTAACATGTCGCAGTATTTAGTCTTTTCATATTCCATGAAAGGCCTAAATTTCTTGCAGTTCATAGCTATAGAAGGCCATAGAACTGGATCTGTAATCTTCTTATTCCAAGAACCAAAAAAACGAACACAATCTTGAATTATAATGAAAGTTTCTTTGGTTATTTTTTTACGAGTAAGAAGTTTAAGTAGATGAGGATAGTCACCTTCTTCTACTTTGAAATTAGCATCAAAGTCTTCCAAAAGATTATCAATATCAGACTGAAAGATATAAGTTAGTGATTGTTTTCTACGCAAATAATCATTGTAAAGAATTTCTTTATCCGCTCCAAATAAATCTCCAACCCATACTTTTTTACCTTCAGAAAAATTAGCAACTAAAAAAGTTAGAGGATCTTCATGCTTAGATAATTTGTAAAACATATATTTGTCTTTACGAGATTCAAACGTATGTTCTGATGCGTTTACTTTACCATTATATTTAAAATAATCATAAGAGTCAGTTGTAAAGTGATTCTTTACAGCTGAATAAAGTTGATAAGCTTCAAATGGTTTCATATTGGTAGTCGCGCTGTCTTTCTCATAAGATTAAGTTCTTCAGCTTCATATTGTATTTTAGATTTCAATATTGTGCTTTGTTTAATCATAGAAGCAACCGTTTCTACTTCTAGATTATTAATTTCGCAATAATGTATTACTGCATCAAAAAAACTTATATCTTTATCTGTTACTAATTGAGAGATCTCTTTTGCAAAATCAGATGAAGTTTTGATATTTTTTAAATTCATTTGTTAGTTTTTTCGTATTCGTTACTAATTTCTTCTTGTAAATACCACATTGCTTTATGAAGATCTTCAATTCTCTTAGAAGGATCTTTCTTACCAGCACGTGCAATATACTTTATTGTATTGCCTAATGAGAAACTGAGTTCCCATGCTCTTATAACTTTGATTGCCTCGTAAGGATTATCCTTACCACCATAATGAGAAGGATGGTTAACAGCTTCTTTTCTACCAAGAATCTTACCGACCATTCCTATTTTTGCTTCTTTTACTTCTGGTTGTTGTGGAACAGAAGTTTCAATTTTTTCTGAACCTTCATCAGTTGTTTGTGCTGTAGATGAAGGGCCTTTTAATATTAAAGCCATGTTATCTCCTATCAAATTATATAAATTATACATTCCATTCTACATAATATAGTGAAGAGTGTTTCTGTTTCCAAGCACACTCTCCGAAGCTCATGTGACTCAAGCTGCTAGAGCGTAAGCACCATATGCATTGTTGTCGTTTACATTTACGAGTTTACTTCAGTCTCGATCTTGTCTTTACTACACCTGTCGATCCTATTTCGCCCCCATCAAAGATACACCGTCCTTACGACACCCTACATAAAGTAGCTCCAGTAGTTCGAAACGACTCAGCGGTTCTATCCGATGTATCCATGGTGGAGGCGGCGGGTACTGCCCCCGCGTCCAGAATGTCTATTCTACTAGATGTCAACAACATCAGTATTATATTTATAACATTTTATATTATAAATGTCAACTATTATTTTCATTTATTGTTTTGATATTTAATTTGGTTTGATGATTAAACGGACATTTTGATCCATCAGGATATTGTCCTTTAAAATAATGTTTTTGCCAATCTGAGGTGGGCGTCTTTATTTTATCTTCTATAAATTTAGATCTGCTATTTGAAAATTGATTATATTGTTTTAATAATTCAGGATTAGTATCAATGCGTTTTTTAATGATTATCATATCCTCTACAGTATTTCTTAATACTGGAAAAAAGAAACATATAGGATCGTTTTTATTAAAATTAATTACTCTATAACCATCTGTTAACTGCCAATTCATTGTAAACGTATATGGTGCCCAATCTGCCTCATACACACCAGATAATGGATGCGCTCCAGGTTTAACAAAATTAGGAGCTCCAGTAATATAGATGTTATAGTTAGGAGGAGTTCTGATTATACAATCGATGCTAAATGTTATTATACCTTTACCAAATATACTTTTAGCAATATTACCATAATTTTTATGTATTCTTACACCATCAAAATTATTTGTACCATCCCACGATACTTGTATATCATCTTTTAAATAAAATGCCCATCCGTGTTGATTAGCAATACTTAAAGGAAGGCATCTGTATGCTTTAGATTCTTCCATCCATTCTCGTTCAAATCTTCCCCTATCTAATATAAGAGAAGCTTCAGTATTCATATAATAAGCTATTATTTCATTATTAGATTGCAAAATTATATTCCATATTGCTGTCTATATTGTTCACGAACTTTAAGCAATTCAGGTACATAATAATCTCGTCTATCTTCAAATACTTGGGGTTCGTCGTTATCGACAGAAATAAGAATAACAATTCTACTTACTGGAATTTTAAAAAGCTCTTCGTACATAATAGCATAGGCTGATGCTTGACAAAAATAATTTGTAATATATTCTCTGTTTTTAGCTTTACGCGCAGTTTTAAAATCAACGATGGCAAGTTTACCTTTCCATTCAGCAACACAATCTACAGTGCCTGCCATCTTTAGATAATCAGAATACATTCTTGTTTCTTGAAGATGTATGTTATCTAAATTATTATCTAATAGCGGTTTGAATACTTCAAAATTCAACGCATCGTTATAATCGTATTTAGAGATATCAATGTCAGCATTGTTAAGATAATCTTCGCAGAGTTGATGTATTCGAGTACCTCTGCTTGCTGCTTTGCTGCTAATTCGATTAGCTTCTTCATCTCCAACTTTCTTTCTCCATGCTTTAATACCTTCCAGACCCATAAGTCCTGTTACAGTAGTAACAGAAGGATAAAGAGCTCCGGCAGGAGTTTTATAATACCTGCCGGAATCTGTATTAACTTGTTCTAAGGTATCATCCAAAGTTAAATTTAATTTAGTGAAAGATTTTCGATTCTTGAGTAAAGTTTGCAGCATTCACAGGCATAATTCTTTGTTTAGGGTTTTCATATTGTGATCTTTTAATAATAAAATCTTTAACTAATCCAGAACGAACAATATCTTGTTCATCAAATTCAATACAAGAAAAATATTTTGTCATTTTATTTAAAATATTCATAAAATGAAATATACCAACTTTTTCGTCATCGTATTTTAAATCTGTTTGTCTATAATCACCACAGAAAATAATTTTGGCATTATTACCTGCTCTTGTGATAATAGTACATAGTTCTGAGTATGTCATATTCTGACATTCATCCACTATAATAATTGTATGGTCCAATGTCAATCCTCTTAGAAAAGAAGATGTTTGAAAATCTATAATGTTCTTTGATTTAAGCAATTCGTAAGCATCGCCTCTGCCATATAATTCTGCGCATATTGCTTGATATGGTGCTTCGTATATTTTTGATTTTTCTTTAATTGATCCAGGAAGAAATCCCATATCTCTAGATGGTACTGTGGATCTGATAATTGTGACGTTTTTATATTCTTTATACTGTTCTATCTCTGCTAATGCAAGGTATAATGAAATAAATGATTTACCAGTTCCAGGAAGCCCGTGTACTAGTAAATGTTTACCGTTGGAAAAGTCTCGAAATACAGTCTCCTGATTTTTTGTTTTAGGACCAATATTTTTAAGTAATATATTATTTTTTACTTGTTGTTGCTCGTTTCTTTTTTGTTGTCTGTTTTGTCTTTTTTCTGAACGAGATGTCTTTTCCATGGGTTTCCTTTTTAAGTTACCAAGTGTTAATTTTATTACCCCTCCCACTAGCTTTTTTCACACGTTTAAGAACATCACGAAAACCAGCATCGGGCTTTCTGAGGCCTAATCTGGTTGGGTCTGCTATAGCAGTCATAGAAGGAATTTGATTGAGATGTTTATTGTTTTCTTTAAAGGTGTCTAATTCAGACATTGCCATGCTAATGTCTGAATATTCTTCTGTCTTAGTATTATAGAACGTATAAGTTGCCATTAAGACTTAACACCTTTTGAGGCCCAATACTTTTGGACATCATTCGTATTTAGTGGATCAAGGCCTTTAGAACGCATTTCTTCTTCAACTAAATCTTGAAGATATGCTTTTTCACTAATATTTCTTGGATTATAATACTCATCAATAATATTAACTGTATCTGTATTATTACTGCTCAACATCTGAGACATTTAATTGTTCCTCTAATTTGTGTTTAATTCTAAACATTGCTTCTGGTTCAAAGCGCTTAAAAACAGCTACGGTTTCATTGATACCGTTTTGTCTTCCTCTAGCCCAATATAGATAAGATATAAAGAAAATTATTGATGTATATCCTGTTGCAAATAAAAAATTATCCATCAATCATCCTCATAAGATAGCAACCTATCTAAATTTTTAGCTCTAAGAGCATTGTCATAATTACGATATTGTTTTTGAAATTTGTCTCGTTTTACTTCTTTAAAAGATATATTTTCTTCTTCTATATAAGTTTTTTTACGGCTCTTAGTTTTAATACCAAAATCTTGATACTTAGACGTCTTAGTCATTGTTAGAACAACTCCGGATATGCAGCCTTTACAATTTCTGCGGTTATACCCTTGTATGGGCTCTTTTTATCTTTCATAGCCAAAAGTAATTTAGCATCATCTTCATTCACTCTTTCTAAAATCTGAATAAAAATTTGTTCTCGTCGAATTGGCTTTAAATGTGGATTGCCACCTTCAATAAACAGATAAAATCTACTAACTTCTTGCATTAAAGCTTTTGGCTCGTCAAACTGACTGGCTCTAAAAGGGGGAGTACCTTCCGGAAGAAGAAATTTGATATTTGGATCAAACATATATTTTAAAATAATTTTAATTGCATTATGACCATTTGCTTGTAATGCTGCAATTCTATCTTCTTTTTTCTTTAGTTCATTAACCTGTTCTAAAAATTTAGATACAGATTGCATTTTAAAAACGAAATTTGACATGTTAAAAATCACCTACACTGTCCATTAAAAGTTTTAAATTATGTGAAATAAAATAGTTAAACAATTTACTTCTATCTTTACCATTTTCTTCATTATATTTATTAATAACGCCATTTCTAATGTTATCAGGTACCTTTGATAAGTCTACAAGCATCTCATTGCGTGCAAAATTACGCTTAAGCATTTCTTGTGAGATACCTTCAGATTTAAATGATTCAATTTTTTTTTGTGTCATTGGTTTTTGACGTTTATCGGTCACAAACGTATCGTCATCAGAAAGAATATTAGGAATACCATCACCCTGATCACCTTTAAGAATATGTTCGTAAAGATACTGCTG